CCTCGTCATTGTTAGACGAAATGGTAGCAACGTGCTTGAGCATCTCACCACTCACATCCTTAGCCCTGTCTTCTAGGTATTTAATTACTTTCAATGTTGCTGAGTTTATACCAGCCTTAATTTCTCTTTCACTGAAACCCTCAATCTTTTGTGCCTCATTTATAATTGAGTGCGCTAGTATAGTGGCTGTTGTAGTTCCGTCACCAGCTTCCTCCACTGTCTTTCTTGCCGCCTGCTTTAACAGTGTGGCACCCATGTTTTCTATTGGGTCTATTAGCGTAACTGCGTTAGCTACCGTCACACCGTCCTTTGTTACCACAGGGTTTCCAGAGCCGTCCTCTAGAAGCACACACTTACCACTTGCTCCAAGGGTTGAACTTACCGCTAGGTATAGCTTATCTATACCGTTAAACACATTTCCCCTAGCCTCATCACCGAAGCTAAGGTGTTTAATTATATTGTCTGACATTACTTAATTAAATTTAATTGAACTTGTTATGTTTCGTGTTAAGGACGAGTGCAGGGTTTTTTAGATGTCTGTTTTTTTCTTAACCCTATTCTTTGCGGTGAGTAGTATCCTCTCTTCTAGCCTAGCCAGACTACTCTTTAGTTTTCCGTTGTCCTCTATTAGCTCCTCTATTCTTTTGTACAAACCCTCTATTTTTTTCTCCAACTCTCCTATCCTATTTTTGTTGTCTTCTCTGATGCTAGACTTAAAGGAGTTAGAGCTATCTATTTTTTTCTTCCAGATATTCCATCCTTCTTTAAGTCCTAATGCGCCTATAAGAGCAACTAACATTGGTATGATAGTTTCATTTTCCATGACTAGATGTCTTCTTCTGGTTCAAATTCGTATTTCCAGGTGTTGAATGCCTGTGAAGACTCAAACATCACAACCTTGTCAGAATCAATTGCAATTGTGCTTTCGATGCCAACAAAATCCGTTGTTGATTCGTCTTCGTTATATTTAATAAAGTCCCAAGTTATAGCCGTGTCGGCTACTTCATAGGTATTGTCTGTTATGTATCCGTAATGTGTCATTAGTGTGCTACCCAACAAGTGGATGTGTTAAAGTTATTCAAAGCCATATCTGACCCGTTTTGAGCGTTTGCTGTTGAATCAGGACTGCTTTGATTGAAGTTAATGTATTGCTTTGGCGTTCCGCCAATAACTGTGGTTGGATTATTTCCTGCGCCACCGTTGTATATGTCTTGGACTTCAGTAAGCGTAACCGTTTCTTCGCTTACAAACCAATCGTCAATCGTACCATTTAACGTGAGCGATACTGAGCTACCCCGCCTGCCCATATATCGATAGGAGAAGATGTTTGTATTTGTTCCCACCGTACCGTAATCAACTCCGTCAATTACTAACTTGATTACGCCTGAAACTCGATAATAGCAGTAGTGATGCCAATCGCTGTCCGCGCTCCAATTATAGGTGGTGTCGTAATGTGTTCCGTTTATCCTGATTCGGACACGATTTAAGCCAGCGTTTAAAATGTAGTCTGATTCAGTGGCATTTGTTACAATGAATTGAGTTGCAGCACTACCTCCTGTTAAGGTACTTTTAAACCACCAAGAAAAAATGAAGTCACCTGCTACATCTACGTCAACAGCAGGGGACGTAAGCAGATAATCATTAACACCGTCAAATAACAAAGCGTTTTCAAAGTCATATGCACCACCACCACCACTCGAACTTGTTGCTCCAAAGTTTAATCCAAACATATATTATATTTTACCAACAATTATCCAGTTGTCTACTGTTATTTGTTTCAATGTTACACCTCCCCATTGTGCTGTAATTGGTATTCCTGCATTTGCACCATTTAAATTAACGCTCCCCGCTGGGGTTATTGTTACCTGACCTAGACCTGCTTGAATTAAATCAATCTCTGTACCTACAGGGAATGCTTGTGCTGTATTTAATAGAATATTTACAGTTACCGCTAAAGCACTATCAGAGTATATAAAAGTACCCTCGTGTATGCCTAGCGTTAGGTCTATATTTGTAGTTGTGTCAGTAACTATAGGTCTTTTACCTGTTATGTCTTGATTACCAGTTATAGCCCCTTCCATATCACCGCCTGCTAATGGTAAGAAACCTGTTATGCTTCCCCCAAGCGTAAGGTTACCTGATGACGTTACTGTACCTGTAAGTGTTAATCCACTTACCGTACCCGTTCCACCAACAGATGTTACTGTACCTGATGTTTGTGATGTAAAAGACAACTGCCCAGCACCATTTGTTTTTAGTACTTGGTCTATTGTTCCATCTGCTTGTGGGTAGCTGATGCCATCTAATATAACACTACCTGTAGTATCAGGTGTTATTGAAATATTTCCACCAGCCCCTGACACAATACTGTTACCATTGACATCTAGGTTTCCACTAAGTATTGGTGCGGCATCACCCCCAACACTACTTAATTTATTGTTAAATGTGTTCCAATCAGTTGAAGTTAAGTACCCATCTACTGACGTTGTTGCTTGTGTTATTGTCAAGTCAGGGGTCGAAGCTCCGCTTATAACCGATAAAGGTGCATTAGCTGTCACCTCAGTTACTGTTCCACTACCACTTACTGTAACGAATGATAACTGCCCTGCTCCGTTGGTCTGAAGCACTTGTCCTCCTGTTCCATCTGCTTGTGGGTACTTTATACCATCAATAATAACATTACCTGTAGCATCTGGTGTTATCTTTATATCTAATCCACCATTTGAAACAATACTGTTATTATTGACATCTAAATTTCCACTAAGTACTGGTGTTAAATCTCCCGAAACAGTAGTTAATTTGTTGTTGAACGTGTTCCAATCAATTCGAGTTAAGTATCCACCTTCTAGCGTTGTTGCCGCTGCCATTGATATATCTGGTGTTGTTCCACCTGAAGAAACTACTGGAGCTGTTCCTGTAACACTTGATACTCCTCCACCACCAGCGTATTCTGGAATATTTAGGGTACTACCCACTAATGTAGCAGCCCCACTTGAACCCGTTGTTGTTAATGTTAACGTGTCTTGTTTTGCGTCTAAGGCACTTTGTAAATCTGTTTGGGTAGACAGTGTTCCAGTAATGCTTCCCCACGTTGCACCACCACCACCACCTGAAGCTAGGTTGACGATGCTTTGGATTGTTGCAGTTTTAGTAGACCTTGGGTTCGTTGTGTCCTCGTTGTCTATAATCAGGACATTGTCAGATACCGTTGGTACAGCCTTTACTGGATATGTGTAATTAATTGCCATTTTTTCTTTTTATATTTTTTAGTACTTACCCCTCTTACTTTTTGGGGAAGATTTAGTGGAGCCACCCTTGCCAGCCCATAGATTTTTACATGCCCAGTACCTTGCTGACAGTTTATCGTTGGCTGAACCGCATTTATGCCGTGCCTTGAAGCTTTTCCTAGCCGCAGCACTGTAATTATGCCCATATCCAGAGGCTCCGAAGTGTATTATCTTCTCTTTTCCACCAGAACAGGCTTTAACCATTTTTTTCTTGCCAGGTCTGGAGGACTTTGTGGGCTTATTGCAGGACATTTTGGATTTGTCCACCATGTTTGGACCTACACCCTGTACTTTTCTACTTAACCATGTCTGACCCATCATGTTTGGACCCTCGCTTTTAGTTCCCTTACCAAAATTACCCCTATTTTTATTTATAGATACACGAACCTGCTTACCGTCCTTTGTGTGGTGTATGTCGCTGTCTGACCTCTGACCCATCCTCTCGTTCTCCCTCTTTCTTTTCTTACGATGCCCAGTCATGGCTATTTTCTTATCCCTTATGGCCTTAGCTTTGGATGCTTCGGGGCTTAACTTTTGTTTACGCATCTCTTTTCATTTTTTTAGCAACCTTAAAATCTTCTTTTGCTTCTTTCCTAGCTTCACCTTGTTTCCAAGAATAAGCAGCAAACCTTTCTGCTTTATTTTTATTCATAAACTCGTACACTTCACCAGCTTCTAAAGCTTGGTCGAAACTTTGCGGTTTTGCTGGTTCGTTGCCTTTAAATGTAATAGAAGGTGCAGCATAATGTCTTACTTTTTCTCCCCCCTCTATTCTAGGCTCATCAGGATAAAACTCCATTTTTACTGTGGCATTGCGCCCAGACTGGTTCCTTTCAAGATTTCTTAAGTGCTTTTTTCTTTTTCTTTTTACAGTAGGCATATTTTCTATCCTTTAACGTGTTTACGCATCCATGAACCCTGCATACTTGGTCCAGGTATCTCGTCCTTGTGAAACAGGTTCACGCTGGATGATGTATGCGTCTTACCAGACATTAGTTGTTTACCTGACTTGTGTGTGGCCCCCTTGTATTCGGTACCGTCTTTCTTGTAGTGTGGTACTCCCTTCATGTTTGCTCCAATTTTTTTACCGAATGGTTTTTCTCCTTTTTTATACTTTACTTTTGGTGTAGTCACTTCTTTAACTATACTACCGTTTTGTTTGACGATGTTTTTGTATGACTTAACACTACCGTCCCCGTACCTTTTTGTAACCTCTTTTTCTATTATTTTATTCTTTGGTGATGTAGCGGTTCTGTATTCTATGTCTCTCTCTACAACCTTGCTTAGACCACGAGATGGTCTGTATGTAGCAACAACGGTTTTCCTACCTTGCTCCGTTGAACCAGATTCCTCACTTATAACTTTTTTATATCCTTTACGATTACCATCCATACTAGGGCCTTTTAGTTTCGATGTCTTCTTGGCTATCTTCTTTGGTTGTTTACTAACCTGCTTACCCTTCTTTGTATCCTCTCGTTTTTTTCTACTTGTTTCCTCGTACTCTTCCTTTGTTAAACCCTCACGGACCTTCTTGGGTAGGTACCTCTCCCCTGTAGCCTTACTACCTTGTGTCGATGGCTTTCCAGATTTTGTACCCCAGTCCTCTTTTGTCCACTTAGACAAAGACTTTTGGGCTTTTGTTTTAGGGCCTGTGTATGTGCCACCAGACTTCTTGTAACGCTGTGTTGCTAACTGCGCCTTACGGGCTGACCACTGTCCTGGTTTACCACCCTTGCTACTTGCCTTGACAGACGCAACTATCCTTTTCCATTTAGCTTCGTTCTTCCTAGCCATGTTTAATATTATTACCCATACATATATAGTTACGTCAAAAACGTAGAATTTAAAAAATAATTGAAAACCATAATAGAGGCATCGTCAGTCCTAATGGTGGTTTAAAAAGTGTAAAAGTAGTAGGGATATATATATATTATACTTACTATGTTTACACTTTTGTTCAAACACTGTTTAACGTCACATAAATCTTAGTGTCACGTTAGAGTTTTTTTTATTTAAAAAACTTGTTTACTTATTCAGGGGTATTGGGTTATACAGCGAAAAATAAAATTAATTCCAAATAAAAAAATCGATTTCATTTGACCCACGTCCCCCATCAATTGACCATCATCAGTCATAAGTTTCAGCATTCCATGAGTTTAGTCCATAGGTAACAACTATTCCATGGGTATTGATATATGCATACTAGACTAGTTACGCGTTGTGATTCATACCAGTTGATGTAATGCGCTGTTTGCTGCACGCATTCACTTAGCGCATAATAACTGTCAATCTAAACTCAATCACAAATAAACCATCACCAACACAAACGGGTATTTGAATACCCACTGCATAAAACTTGTCTAATTACCGTCTAATTCTAGTGAATAGTGTATATTTACAGCATGAAAGCGAGTAACACAAACCAAATAAATCACTTAACTCGCTGATAATTAACACTTTAACTATGGAAAACAGAGAAATTTTATCAATCGAAGCGGCATTCCTCAACAGCGATGCGTTCAAAATTGCAGTGAACATTCGTGATATCAATGCAGCAAAGCGTTCAAAAAACAGTTATGCTACGAAAAAATTTACTGCTAGTGTTCACCTATCCAATCTCATCGCCAATGCGACCGAATGGTTTAATAGCGATGAAGGCAAAGAAACGCTACTAGACGCTGGTATATCATGGACAAAAAACGAATTTGGGTCAATCGCTTTAGGAATGGAAAAGCGCCAATACAACAGATGTTTACAGGTAGCGAAGCTAGACGAACGAATTATTGCCGCGTTCAATGTGGCATGTGATAGGTTAATTGCTGCAAGTGAAAAAGCCGACAGGTCATTAATTGGGTTATTGAAATTTGCCAAAGACATTGACCTGTCAAACGAAGCATTAGGCATTGACGCTGATGCTAGTGAGGATGAAGTTACGGAAGCAGAAAATGAAGCAATAGAAAGCGCGGAAATAGCTGAGAGCGTTAACTATGTTTTGACATTATCATTTAAGAATACGAATGGAAAAAATCTATCATTGAGAATAGATGATAACGGTAACTTAACAGGTAGCAATTTAGAGGAAATTTCCGCCGCAGTCTCATTAATAGCAAACACAATTAACCAATAATTCAAACGGGTATTCAAATACCCACTTAAATCAAATCAAAATGAATAATTCAATCAAATACGAAGTAACAGGTGAAAACAATAGAGCACAAGTTTTAAGGTATCATGAAGGTAGTCGAATTGGCATTCGACCAATTACCCACAACAAAGGGGCGAAGCATCTAGACATTGTCAACCTTAACCGTAATGCAAAGAAAAACTTGGTCAATGGTGCGAGATATGACGAAATGGATAGCCGTTTTACTATAGGAATGGAAATTGAAAAAAACTCAGTACCAAGAAGCGCGATAAAAGAATACCCTTTATTCTCACATTGGGAATACGACTCAAGTTGTGGCGCAAATGGAGTGAGAAATGGAGTCGAAGCCATCACTAACATTTTACCATTAGTGGGTGCAGGGCTTTGGCGAAATAAAGTCTTCAGCATGATACATGACGCTAAGAAAGTTATTAATGATGAGTATTCACCAAGCAACCAAAGTTGTGGCGGCCACATCACATTAGGGGTGCAAGGTATGGATGGCGAAGAAATAATGAAAGCAATTCGCGGAAATTGCGGAATCATTTTGGCGCTTTTCAACAAGCGACTGTCGAACGGCTATTGCAACGGTAACCCTACCATGCAGATTTCCCACAGTGAGCGAATAAACAACAACGGTAGGTATAATGTATGTTTAGTAAAAGGGGACTTAATTGAGTTTAGATTGGTTAGCCGTTTTACCAGTGTAAAACAAACCATGAGACGCTACGAGTTAATGTATGAGCTTTTAGACTTCAGCATCAATAACCCGAACGGAACACATGCAGCCTTTCTTAAGCGCATTACACCTATCATCAAATCAATGTATTCAAATGACATGGATAAGGTCAATGCTAAGCTAGAATTAGCTAAGGTCTTTAAAAAGGTATTAACAACTAACAAGATAAGTGCTGAAGTTGTTAAGTGCTTTGGAATGCGATGTTTGGGACGTGAGTTTTACACAAATGAAGCACTCGAATTGATGGGATGGAATAGCTGACAAATCGCAAAGGGGACGCGCTTAGCGTCTCCTTTCCGTCTATGGGTATTCGCCCATACTGATGAGTCCAAAAGGACGAAACGGAAACTATATTATGCTATACGCATGATGAATAAACTAGGCTGAATGCATAGGAGTGGGAACACATATGAAGGAAGGCCGCAAATTGATTAAATTATGGGTTACAAATGGAGACCAAGCAAAGCGCAAGCAAAGGCATACGCTGAGAAAATGAGTAATGATTATGAATACGCAAATGCAAAGCGAGAAAAACAAGCTAAAAAGGCAGAGAAAAACAGAGCAAAGAGTGCGTTTGATTACTATACAGCGGGCGGTGAGTACATACCTACTGAGAGCCAGAAAAACGAAGCGTTAAGGTTCTTAGGTCAAGACTTAACGGAACAGCAAGAGAATGCTTGCAAAATGATTGTGAGTTGTTACGACATGGGTATAAAAACCCATCATGACAACATACACATCGTAAATGAATTAACTAGAAACCAAACGGGTATTTGAATACCCACTTAAAAAAATCTAAAATGCAAGAGTGCAAAAAAGCCTATACTATTTTATTAAATGGTCTTAAGATAGGTAAGGAGTACGGAGTAAGTAAATGGCAAGCAATAGATAGGTTTGCGACTAGAAACCCTACAGTAAATAGAGGGTTGTTGAAGGCAATTAACAAAAATTAACAAATCAATAGACGTAATTTAGACAAGTATTAAAATGTTTGTATACATTCGTAAAACAAACCAATTAAAATCAATTAAAAATGAAAGCAAGTATTAAAGAAGAGTTAAACGCATACGTTTCAGACCTTATCAATGAGGCGGTGCTAACTGACAATAACCGAGACGATTGGCATCATTTAGCATTCAATGAGGACTATTATATCATTGGTTATTACCAAGCGTCTGAATGGCTTAAAAAGCATAGTATAGATTCGTTTGAAGCAGTAGGCATTTGTCAACAATATGAACTAGATAATTTCGGTGAAGCAACCAGTGTTTACGATAACAGTGAAAAGGTTGTAAATATGTTAGCTTACATATATGGTGAAGAAATAATTAACGAGAAAGTATGAGTAATAACAAATTTACAATCACAGAGCCAATGCTTAATGCCTTCTGCATCATTATTATAATCATGGCAATTATATTTTTATAAACCAATAGGTGATGTTACTTACCATCAAAACAATTATGAACACACAAGAAAACAACAGACTTATAGCTGAGTTTGAAGGTTTTGAAACCTATGAAATGAATGGGTACATCAATGTACACTATTCAGATGATAACATCCGCACTATCGTAGACACACATTACCATTCCTCTTGGGATTGGCTGATGCCCGTAGTAGACAAGTGTTATCAAGAACATATGAGTAAAAATATTGCAGAGGCAGTTATGACTTGCGATATAAACAAAGTATACCAAGTAATAGTAGAATTTATTAAAGAATATAACAGCCAAAAAAAATTATGAAGGTTACATTAACAAAAAAAGAGTCAGAAGAGTTATTCTATAATTCTATTTGCAATGGATTAGATTATATATCTGGATATGGCATAGAATTAGATTTTACAAAGTCTGATTATGAAAAAGCTATATCTAATGGAAAAACTTATTGCTATGAAGATATACTAATGCAAATACTAAGGGATGGCAATGCGCTAAAAGTTATGGACGAAGAATGTGACGGTGAATATAACAGGTCAATAACATTGAAAGACGTTCATGACAAGGTGCAAGAGACGCCTATAGAACACCTAATGGATGCCATCAATGAGAACGATGATGCGTGTACTGCTGATGTCATCTTACAAACTGTATTCTATGGAGAAGTGATATTCGGGTAACGAAACGTATTAGATAAATAATAACAATATCTTCTAGAAGGGTAGACGAGACACTATCTGTGCGAGTCAGATGAGATATTGTTATTTTTATTGTTAGTTTATTAAAAAAGAAATAGACCTATATTAGAATATTATTGTATATTCGCTTTTTAAACCAATTAAATCAAGTTAATTATGTGTGTAATTATTATTAAACAGAAAGACAACATGATGTCAGAAGACATCGCAAAAACATCAAGCAAAATAAATCCCGATGGATTAGGGATTGTATGGCTAGATACATTCAAAGTTACTTATCACAATTCAGATGAGTATAAAATACTACTAACAAATAGACCATTCATTGCCCACTTTAGATATGCAACCAAAGGTGCTGTGAACTTAGAGAATACTCATCCCTTTGTGTGTGGTAAGAACAAAGATGAGTTACTTATGCATAACGGAACTATACAGGGGTTAGGAAATGATAATGTTTGCGACAGCAAGCAACTAGCAATACAGCTAGGTTCAATTAAAAGGAAAGCATGGAGAAGTAAACTAGAAACCTACGAATCAAGGTTTGTATCAATAAACTTAAGGACTCGTTCTTTTCAAATCTACAACAGAAACTTGTATACATATAGAGATGGTATATGGTATTCAAAAGCTAACGTGTTACAAGATAATCTTGTTGCGGTATATGGGACATTAAAAAAAGGTTATAGCAACTACTACTCATACCTTGATAAAGCAACTCACATAGGGACAGGATTCACTAAGGATAAATATCCATTAATAGTAAACGGTCTGCCCTACCTTGTCAATAAAAAAGGCGTTGGTCATAACGTAGATGTTGATGTGTTTAAGGTAAGTGATGTACAGATGGATAAACTAGATGCACTAGAAGGTCATCCACAATGGTACAGACGAGTGCAAATACCTATTGTAGTAAATGACAAAACAATAAGTTGTTGGGTATATTTTAACCCAAAAGAAATATCAAGCAATACTCAACTTCATAAATCATTTGAACAACCACATTCTTATGATAACTATAGGTCTTACCTTGACGAGCCAAGTTTTGATGCATCTGAGAGTCACCAAGCAATAGATATTGGATGGAGCGATGATTCATTCCCTACTGAAGACACCCCTATGTGTGGAGAGTGTTTTTCTGACGTTGAGCATGATTTGTTTCACAATTATTACTGTTCGTCTTGTGGTAACTGGTTCAGAGAAAATGAAGTGTTAAACTCAAGACAATTACACGTCTAAATAATTTACTATATTTGTATAAATTAATTACAATGAAAACATTAAAAGAATTTCAAAGCAGTGGTTTTCTTCAAGGAATACCAAAAAACATAGACCCATCTTTACTTCATAAGAAAACAACTGGAGTAATCATGTACGAGGATGGTCACTTTATTGAACTACTTAGTGATGCCAAGTTTTTGTATAGACCCACTGGTAAAGGGCATGGTAAGCGTTCACTAGACCTAGATACTGTTGAACTATTTATGTATAATCAAATCGGGTGTTTGAATACCCACTAATATCAAGTTAATATGAAGTATAAAATTTTCAGTCAATACGTTGACCAAGTATGTGCTTTGTTCGATGTGAGCAAAGAGGAGTTATTCAGTAAGACAAAGCGTAGAGATATTGTAGACGCAAGACAGCTACTGTACTACTTATGTGACAAGAGACCAATAAAACAAGTTTACATACAAGAGTATATGGCTAACAATGGATACGAGATAAATCATTCAAGTATTCATCACGGGATAAGTGTAGTTAAGAATAAAGTAAAAACAGATAAAGATTACAAAGAATACGCAAGGCATTAACCAAACCAATAAACAAATTAAAGTTTAAAATAACATGGTGCTACTATTTCAGTAAATAACAACCATCTCCTAGAAGGATATACGAGACACTATCTGTGCGAGTCAGATGAGATGTTGTTAATTAAACAGAGAATTACTTAGCGTACAGTCTGGTAGAAGCCTTGAGTCAGACCACTGTGTTATTTATTAACGTGCGGAGTGAAAGAAGTCAAACACTTCCATAGCAAAAAATACAGACCATGTGGCTGGGATAGAGAACACGTTAAATAACTATCCAATTAGACAGTAAGTCCACTTAACGCCTCGGTACTTTCATTAGTATCGGGGTATTGGTGGTGAAACCAAATTATAAATCAAACAAATAGGTGATGTCTTACCATCGAATTTATTATGGCAAATCATTGTTACAATCAGATTCACCTAGAGGGTGATAAAGAGTCTATAAAAGAATTAAGAGATAGACTAACAGACACATACGATAAGTTTAATTATTTAAACGGATGGTGTGACTATGTTCTCAAGGTCAGAGATGAGTTCAACTACAACTTCGATGAAGACAAACGTGACCACTACTTCTATGGTAGTAGATGGTTTGAATTTGAGGTGGAAGTAGATTCAAACACTATATCATTAAGAGGAGATAGTGCTTGGTCACCTATGAAAAAGTTTGTTGAAGAACTATGCAAGGTATATAACTTAATAGGTAGTATCGAGTATAGCGAACAGGGCTGCGACTTTGCAGGCGTTACAGATTTTGACCCTAGTGGGGAAACATCTAGACAAGAGTTTACATACTCAGAGTACGAATACAACTATCTAGATAGGGATTACTGGGTTGAAAATCAAATTGAATGGTTGCAAGATGCATCTAAAGAAGATGTTGATGACTTTGTAAAGAAAGCAAGTAAGTATGCATCTAAAGAGGATGTCAATAAAGTTTTAGATTCATTAAGCGAAACTTTAGAAACAGAATAATCAAATCAAATCAAATTAAAAGGTGATGCTCTTACCATCAATCAATTATGAATTTAAAGAACGTATCAGAAGAAGAATTAAGAAGAGAGTTAGAACTTCGGGGGTATTATACACAGAACCTATGGTGCATTGATGATGTATTAAGACATCATGAGTGTGAAGTAGATGATGCGCAAGAAATTTTAGATAAGGTAATGAATTGCGAAAATGTGTGCGAATATATATTTGAATCAATTAATTACTACGCTGAAGAAGTTTTATAGGTGATGCACTTACCATCAATTACATTATGAACGCATTAAAAGAAAAAGACTTAATTATATGAAATTAATATTATGCAAGAACTGCCAAGATGTAGTTCGATTAATGCAAGATGAAGAAAGGTTTTGCAAATGCGGTAAGTGCAGCGGTAAATATACCGACAACTTAAATGCGTGGTATAAAGGTGGAGATGATGTAGTTCCTTTAGGGTTTGCAAATGGTAGCTTGGTAAAAGCCTTACATAACCAACCAAAAGAAGGGTTGGGTGAGAACTTCTCAGCATTTGTAATACCTGAAAGTTGCGATACTTTTAAAAATTGCAGCAACTATGAAACAAATCCAAAATTGTGATACTTTTACTGGATTCAAATCCAAAATTGTGATAAACCAAAAACCAATAAACAAATAGGTGATGTTCTTACCATCAATTAAATTATGAAAAAGAAAACAACACTACTCGATAGGCTAAAGATTGACATAATAGATTGCTTCATTAATGTTCTAGACAAACCACTTGTAGACGTAGACCACGATGGTATACCAACCAGTGTGACAGACGAGGATGCAGAGAGGCACAACCACCAAGCAATGATTGACCAAGAATGGTACGAAACCGTAGGGTGATATGACGCAGAGTGAGATTAAAATAATGGCTATTAAATTATCTGAACGGGTTGGCATCAAGCTAAGTCGTTCGGATGAGTTTAATAAGCTAACACCTCAGTTGCAAGGCAAGGTGAGAAAGGAAGTATATAACAATTTAGTAAACACAGATATAGTATAATATAATGGAAACAATCGCAAAGAGAATACAAACAGTTGATGCACAAGTAATCGAAATCAATAACCGAATCAAAGATTTAGAGAACGAGGCAAAAGGATTACGGTCAAAGGTCAGTAAGATTCTGAAGAAAAACAACTATAAGATTAAATCTTCTAACGAAGTAATAATCCAGTCAGCACATAACATGGTTAATGACGTTGTTAATGCGCTACCCGAAATTTCTAAGGAGAAGTTATTATCCCCTTGCAGAGATAGTGAGATAGTATTAACACGACAATGCATTGGATACATACTACACAACAAGTATGGGCTAAGTTTGACAAGCATAGGTAATATACTTGATAGAAATCATGCAACTATAATTCACGGAAACAAGACTGTAGAAATTGCACTATATTTGTATCAAAATCATAAAGACTCAAGGTCGAGAGAAATACTTAACTATCTCAACGAGATTGGTTTAGTAATGGGTTTAACCGAGAAGATAAACTAATTATGCTATACGAATGGATGCTATTAACGTATGCAATAATAACTACACACAGTATATAGCTGTGGCTAGGAAATACCTAGGAAGCCTTGAGGATGCAGAAGACTGCGTCCAAGAGGCTTTCTTGAAGGTAATAAGGTACAAGGATAGCTTTAACAACGTAGGCTCGTTAGAAGGGTGGATAAAGCGTATTGTAATTAACACCGCAATAGATAGTTACAGAAGGCGTAAGACCCAAAAGGTTACATACGACACAGACTTGGTTGATAGGTATGACTACGCAGAGGAGGAGGAAAAACCATACATGGAAGGTATACCTAACCAATTGGTTATCGATGCTATAGAAAGTCTTTCACCTTCATATCTAAAGGTGGCTAAGATGTACCTACTAGACGGGTATAAGCATCACGAGATTGCTGAGGTTTTAAATATATCTCTCGGAACATCAAAATCTAATCTATCAAAATCAAAAAAAAACGTGATTAACTATATAAAGAAACATCATGACGATAGATAAGATTAGCGATTCAATCGCACGGGACTGGTATGAAAACCAAGGCGAATGGACATTCAGTATGGATGACCTACGCTCCATTGGTTTTGAGGTATCTTCAGAAGAAGATGCTGAGGCTATATGCAAGGAGATAAAGACCAAGACGTTCACCAAAATGTATAACCTAATAATTAATAATATTTACAAGAATGACTAACAAACTAAGTATTTACAAGATTAAGAAACTAGCAAAGTATATTGCAGTTGAATTAATTCGTATGGAGAAGGAAACACCAAACGATGGAGACCTTGGTAAAATTGTTCGGGTATTTATAAAAGAAATATTTTACAGAAAAAATGGGAAAAATGGGAAAAATGGGAAAAATAATAAAAGAGGTCTTCTGTCTGATGAGGCATAGGAATACTATATTAACTGCTATATCTGACACAGAGATTCGGATACTGAATGATGCAATATCTTCGGGTGTTTTAAAACCTTATAACGTAGAGTTACTTAAGAAGTATCAAGAAAAGTACCACCTAGTTGACGATGCATTAATATTCATATAATGACTGACAAGGAAATAAAGAAACTTGCGATGTACATCGTAGATGAACTGACTAAGCCTAGTGATGACATGATTGATAAACTGGGTCACTACGTCATGTTCTTCGACCAAGGTCAGCTTGATGAGTATGATGAGTTGAACCTGAAGCACGAGATAGAGCAGTTAAATAAGTTACTCAAAATTAATTTGGAGCAAGAAAACTATGAAGCAGCTTCCATGATTCATGCTAAGATAAAAAAGTTAGAGGATGATATGAAGCAAAGTTAGAGGTTGATTGAATCAATATTTAATTTGTCTGATGCTAAGTAAATTTTTTTTTGTTAAAAAATTATTACCACGAATCAAGCAACTAAATTAAACTATGAATCAGAAAACTAAATTAAACTATGAAGCATGAAACGCTATAAAATAACATCGTCAACAACCAATTGCAATCAAGTAAGGGTTGATTACATCAATGGATGTGATTCATCCAGTGCCGTGATTAATCTATTGAAGATATACCCATCACACAGGGATATCAAAAGCATTATCCAAGTCCCAAATCAAAAAGTGTAAACTTAGTAAGTATAATACTAAGTATATCCTTACTATCTTTACACTTTTTAAAACCAATGAAATCAAATCGAAGAATCAAATGGCTGTGGGATAAACGCATCGTCACAAGGCGTAACCCAGTCAACGACACACCAACCGAAACTTACCACTGGGGTTGGTTCTATAAAAATGGTACTCATGAGTGCTATGAATTATTCAACAGAGAACACCTAATATCCTCATATAAGAGTTATGTGTGGCATATCTCTGTACTAAAACACATCAACGATATGAACTATGACGAGTTCAAGGATGCCTGTATCTTTATATCTAACATCGACAACGGATTTACAAAGATTAGTATGTCTATGGATAAGATTATTACCATGATAAACAACGTATATAACGATAACAGCAATAGTTGTCCACCCAACAAGCTGCGTAAGGTTATATTTAAGGTTGGTTGTGGACTTGAAAGACATGAGAAGAGAAGCATCGTAGGGCAACTTATAGGTAGGTCTAATCGTTTAAGTAGTGATGACGTATATATATGTATGCAGTACATTCATCAAACCAACTGTAGGGTCACTGTTGCCTCCCTTTCTAGGGACATAGGGTGTAGCAGACCAACCTTATATAAGGTGATGGATTCTGAGATGCGTGAGGAGATGAAGCGTCTTAATGAATTACTGAAGGATGAAGAACTACAACGAAAAGAATTACGACAGATACAAGGAAGACCTCAAGAAGAGTCAACCAGTCGTGAAGCTTTGGACAGAGTATACAACAGAGGAATTAATAATCAAGTTCCTACCAATGGTTGAGTCAATATCTAGGTCGTTTAATACCAGTGACACATCAAGCGGTGTATTGGATATCATGGACTTGATACAGTATGGGTCTATAGGTTTGATAGCCGCAGTCGGAAAACTAGACGTTGAGGTTTCTATGTCCAAGGATGACCCAGAGCGTTCCATCAAGTCATTCCTAGCTAAGAGAATCAAGGGTGCAATCAGGCGTTCTGTTGATAACAACCGAGGCACGATGAGAGTCACAGAGTATAGACAGAACGAGATTAGGAAGTCCAAGCATGGTGTTGAGCTGATATTCAATTCTGTGTTTAAATCTATCGATGCATACGACACGTCATCTGGTAACCCGTTCTACAACATCCCTGAGATTGACAAGACATATAATATAGATATGCTTAATAGTTACCTACTAAACGTAATGAAACAGATACTTGATGTAGATGAATATAACATAGTTCGACTGTTCTATGGACTTGATTGTCCCCGTCAGGGTTCTAAGGCTATAGCTAAATACTTAGGAATGAACAACTTAGGTGGTCACTCAAAGATATCATCCATTAAGAAGTATGCCATCGAAAAGATTATTACTAAAATAAACGTAGAAAGTTTGATTCTATTTGAATAGAACCATTATATTTGTAGTCATAAAGGTTGCAAGCCAATAATATTTTTTCTTATCAAGAAGCCCAGCTAAAGTTTTGCAACTCTTTTACTGGGCTTTTTTAATTTAATTTATATCATGAAAACCAAATCACTAAATCAGAAGCTGGCCTACATTCAGGCAAAGTTTCACAGTAAGAAGACCCGATACAATTCATTCGGTAAGTACAACTTTCGTTCGGCAGAAGATATTCTGGAGGCCATCAAGCCATTCCTGTTGGAACTAGACGTAACAGTCCGTATTAATGAGGAGTTGACAGAGGTCTTGAACGTCCCTGTTATTCAAAGTGTTGCCACCATAACAGATGGCGAGAAAGAGATTCACGCAACTGCGGTTGTGGGTATTGACTTAGAGCAAAAGGGTATGCAGATGCCACAGAAGTTTGGTAGTGCATCAAGCTACGGCAAGAAGTATGCTCTGGGTAACCTACTACTTATAGATGACACACAGGACTCAGACGCAACTAACGACCACGGAAAGTCCAGTAAGGTTGTGGCAAAGAAGAAATCACTACTAAAGGGTACTAAGGAGTTTGATGCAGCAAAGAAGTATCTATCAGACGGTAATAGTATCGACACAATCAAGTTGAAGTATGACGTTAGCGAGAGCGTTGAAAAGATGTTGTTGTCATGAAGCATGAAGAAATAATAGACAGACTCCGTAATGACGAGGATTATTACGGGGACTTTGGTAAGCAGTACCTATCTAACTCAGACATACACGCATTACTTCGTAACCCACTAGCCTTCAAGGAGGATATGGGTATGAACACGGCATTCCTAGTTGGTGGTTACTTCCATACGGCAATACTAGAGCCAGACAAGCTCAAGAAGTATAGAATCATTGAGGCATCTACCCGTACCACAAAGAAGTACAAGGAGATATCTGATGGAGAGATGTGTCTGTTGCAGCATGAGGTTGACCAGATTGAGTTGATGCAAGACAGACTGTTAGGTAACGATGTATGTAACCAGTTGATACGCAACGGTAATATTGAGTACGAGGTTCCGAACGTAACCAACATCGGTGGTAATATGTGGAAGGGTAAGGCAGACATCGTGAACCATGATGACAAGATGATTATTGACCTAAAGACCACGGGTAACATATCCGCATTCAGGTCGAGCGCATACAAGTACAACTACGATAGTCAGGCGTACATATATACACAACTATTCAAGGGCTATGACTTCACATTTGTTGTCATCGACAAAACCACATTGCAGATTGGTGTGTACGACTGTTCCTCTTCATTCTATCAGAGTGGACAAGAGAAGGTCGAGCAAGCTAATCTGAACTACGACTTGTTCTTTAAACTAGGGGATACAGACCCTAACCAGTTTCTGACCACAGAGACACTTTAATTCTTATTTATTTTTATTTATTTATTTAATTTTATTTTATTATGAAAATTCTAGCAACAGGAAGCCTTAACGTGGCAGAAATTCCTAAACAGAAATTAGTCAAGGGTGCTAAGGGCTTATACCTTAACTACAAGATATTGGTAGACACCGATGCAGACCAGTTTCAAAACAACGGTTCGATAACCGTAAACCCATCTAAGGAGGAGCGTTTGTCGAAGGAGCCAGTAATATACCTCGGTAATCACAGGATTGTGTGGATGGATGAGGGTGACTCTGGATTGAATGAGAGACCAACGTCTAAACCAAAGGTTGAAGCCAAAGAGGAGGACGACTTACCATTCTAACCATGAAAGTTACAGACACCGAAATCAATGGATTCAAGATTGACAAGTTCAATCAGCACGGTCTGGAAACGGGAAAAACACAGGGGATTTGTCCTCTGTGTTCTCATGACCGAAAACCAGCTAATCAAAAGCTGAAGTGTGCCTCCTACGACTGGGAGAGAGGGCTAGGTACTTGCCATAACTGTGACACATCCTTTCAGTTGCACACATACGAGAGAAGGGGTGAGATTACTAAGGTATATGAAAAGCCACCAAAGATAAAGATAAGAGAGGTTGATACTAAGGTTGAGTCTTGGTTTGGTTCCCGTGGTATATCTAAGCAAACACTGGATGACCTAATGATTAGTGAGGGTGTTGAATGGATGCCACAGACTGGTCAAGACGAGAACACAATACATTTTAATTACTTCATAGGCGATGAGTTGGTCAACGTGAAGTACCGTGACGGACGCAAAAACTTTAAGCTATACAAGGGTGCAGAGAAGGTGTTCTATAACATAGACAGCACCGTTGGACACGACACCGTGATGATAGTTGAGGGAGAGATGGATGTTTGCGCAATACATGAGTCTGGATACAAGAGCGTTGTAAGTGTACCGAACGGTGCAACTCTTAATTCAAACAATCTAGACTACCTAGATAACTGTATCGACTATTTTGAGGATAAGGAAAAGATAATTATTGCCGTTGATTGTGACGAGGCTGGCATAGCCTTACAGACAGAGTTAATTAGACGGTTTGGAGCTGAGTTGTGTTGGATTGTAGACTTTGATGGCTGTAAAGATGCTAACGAGTATCTTATTAAGCACGGTAGGGAGGCACTCACCGCACGTTTAACGACAGCGAAACAGGTTCCGTTAGAGAACGTGGTAACATTTAACGACATAGAGGATGATATTATTGAGTTTGTTAAGAATGGCTTTAAGAAGGGTTACCAAATTGGTTTGGAAAACTTTGATAATATATTCAGTACATATACTGGTCAGTTTATTACTGTTACTGGTATCCCTAGCAGTGGTAAGTCTGACTTTGTTGACCAAATGGTTGTGGGATACAATAAGTTGTATGGTTGGAAGACTGCTTTTGCGTCTCCTGAGAATGCTCCAACGTATCTACACGCACATAAGTTAATGCGTAAGATATGGGGTGGTATGCCCACGGTCAAGGACATCAACACTGGTAAGTGGAAAGAGGTATCTGAGGTCGTGAATGACAACTTTTACTTTATCGATGTAGAGAAATACAAATTAGAAGAGATGCTGTTGAAGGGTGCAGAGTTAGTGAAGCGTAAGGGTATAAAATGCTTAGTTCTAGACCCTTACAATAAGATAAGGTCTAACGACTCCCTCAGCGATGTAAACGTGTATACAATGGAATACCTATCTAAGATAGAGGTGTTCGCAAAGAAGTACGATGTGTTGGTTATTATTGTAGCACACCCAACCAAGATGTACCGTGGACAAGACGGTGTAATGGAGGAACCAAATATGTATAACATAAAGGGTGGTGGTGAATGGTATGATGCATCTTATCACGGTATATTGGTGCATAGAAACTACGAGGAGAAAACTGTTAAGGCTAAGGTGTTGAAGGTTAAGTTTCAGAACCTTGGTGAGAACGGTGCAGAGGCTCACTTTCACTGGGATAGAAACAGTGGTGGGTTTATACCAAAGGACAACCCAGACGTTTCAAACGAGCCAATGCCTTGGGAATAAAGATAAAAGACAAGCAGCCGATGGGGTCGTACCTACCTACCGATTTAGAGATGAAGGCATCGTCTTGGTGTATAGCTAACGGGATATGCGTAGCACCGTTAAGTGCTGGTTATGGAATATCTAAGTGGTATGTGGAGATAAGAATAAATAAGAAGTCTAATAAGTCTCCTGATACATACGGCAAGGTTGAGATTTGGAAAAAGACCTATGAGTTTAGATTGTATTATTATAATAAGTTTTTAAATAACAAAAAAGATGAGTAAGTACACACAATACACAGACGAAGTCAAGTCTATCAGAGAAGACACTGGTTACGGCTCAGACAGAATAGCACAGATGTTGAGTTCTAAGTACCCCAATGATGACATAGTAGTATCATCATTTGGTAGGTGGATTAGGAAGAACGATATAATTAGTCCATCTATAGTGGACGAGTCCATGCACAGGAACAACCTAAACCCTAGTGATAATTGGAAACTGTCTTGGGTCAAGGACAAGGTAACAGGGACATCAACCTTGGTTGTCAACCCAGATTACAAGAACGCTGAGTCTGTTGACTACGAGCAGATAAGGACTGAGATGATGGACGAGATGAAGAAATTATCCCCAAAGGTTGACAGGTATAAAAGAAAGAAAAACAAAGACCCCCACTGCTTGGTTTTGGATATAGCTGACCTACACATAGGAAAGTTGGCAACAAAGGACGGTGCTAATGACACCTACAATGTTGACATGGCAATCGACAGGGCTATAAGGGGTAGCATGGACTTGATTGATAAGTCTCAGCCATACAATATAGATAAGATATTCTTTATCATTGGTAACGATGTTCTACACATCGACAACGCAAAGACTAGAACCACAACGAGTGGTACACCACAGGACACCGATGGTATGTGGTACGACAACTTTAAGATAGCAAGGGGTGTATACTGTCACATTATAAATATGCTTTCAAGTATAGCCGATGTAGAGGTTATCCACTGCCCGTCTAACCACGACTACATGACTGGCTTTATGCTGGCAGATGCAGTTCAGTGTTACTTCCACAACAACAAGAACATTATATTCAACGTGGATAACAACCACAGGAAGTACACAAGTTATGGTAAGAACATGATGATGTTTAGCCACGGTGATGGATGTAAGATAGACCAGATACCATACCTTTCAGCACACGAGAGTTCTAAGATTTGGTACGAGACCAAGTACAGGTACGGATACCTACACCACATACACCACAAGGACTACTTTAAGTTCAGGAGTGGTAAGGACTACATAGGTATGACGGTGGAATACTTACGCTCACCTAGTGGTACAGATAGGTGGCATGCAGACAACGGTTACACGGGTGCTAAGGTTGCACTTGAGGCGTTCATCCACCACCCAGAGAACGGTCAGGTGTGTAGACTAACACATAACTTTTAAATAATGGAACAAACTTATAGATTAGAATTTAATGAAGAACAACAGTTTTTTAATTTACACGATGGCAATGTTGAAGAAAACACGCATGGGTGGTTTACCATTTTTAAGCAATGTACAATGTCGGACTTTGAGGTTTACGAGCGTTATGTAAATTGTGTTAAACAGAAAAAATTAACGAAAAAGCATTTACTAAAATGCGCATCTGAGCTTAAAGGATTTCTTAGCACTATTAATTTTAAACCATGAAAAACAACCTAAAGCCTGGAGACACTGTGAGGTTTCACAAGTCTATGTCTAAAAAAGTTAAGTTGGATAAAGAATACAAGGTTGTCTATGTTTCACATGACTTCAAGGTTGGTCGTGGAGTTTTTGAAATATTACTTGAAAACAAAATGACTAGATTAATCAAGAAGTACGACCAAAAATATGGTTGGGATATTTTAAAAAACTAAAAATGAAATTAAAAGAATTAATATTAGAACACTACGGGGATACGGATGACATCCTTTTCGCTGATGGACTTGACGATGCTATCATAGGGTTTGAACCAAACGCATGGAAGGTTGTGTACTCCAGAAACGAGTGCATAAAGGTAATGGTTAAGGAGGGCATGGATGACGAGGAGGCTACAGAGTACCTAGAGTTTAACACGTTTGGTGCATACGTTGGTGAGAAGACACCTATATGGGCAGAGACCTTTGACTGGGAGTTATGAAACACAACAACGACTTTAAGTACGACCTAGTGGTTGGTGAGCTGAAGGAGTCTGAGCTTAGTGACATCCTGTCTAACTCTAAGATAGAGATTAAGTATGACCTAATGGCACACAAGACTGGCAATGTGTTTGTGGAGTACGAGAGCAGAGGAAAGCCTAGCGGAATATCTAAGACACAGTCAGACTTTTATTGCTTTGCTATTTCTCGCTCATTTGTATTGATATCTTTGTCAGACCTTAAGGATAGGTGCAGAAGATACATCGGAACAAATAGAGATGTAAGGGGAGGTGACAGTGACACAAGCAAGGGTATACTCCTACCGATTAAAGATTTAATATGACGGCAAAAAAATGTAAGGTATGTGGGAGCAAAATACCAGTGTTACTGAAGACTAAATATATTTGTTATAATTGTTTGACAAAACAGGTAAATAAAAAATAAAACAGGTAATTATGATTACTACCAACATAAAGTCTATAATCGATAGACAACAAGAAAAGGGTCTCAAGAAATACGGCAAGACCGTAGACCAAGCAGACCTATCCATAGTTGAATGGATTGAACACACCCAAGAAGAAATAGCTGACACGCTGATATACCTAGAGTGTATTAAGCAGAAGATGCTTGATAAACAAAAGTCAGACAAGCTTATTGATATACTACTGTAGTGATTCGTAAGAGAAGGAGTAAGAAGAGGGGGCCAGTAAGGGCTAAGAAGGTTATGCATGACGGCATCAACTTCGCATCTGGCCTTGAGAAGCACATGTACATAGCCCTTAAGAAGGCTAGAATAAAGGCCGCATATGAGGGGGAGACGTTTATACTGGTGGATGGTTTTATGTTTGAAAGCTCTGCCTATGAGAGGCAAGCCAATGGCAAGAATGAAATGGTTGACAGGGGTAACAAGAAGATACTACCCATCAAGTATACACCAGACTTTATTGGTGATGACTTCATTATAGAGACAAAGGGTCGGGCTAACGAATCCTTTCCGATGAGGTGGAAGTTGTTTAAGAAGTACATAAACGAACACCGAAAGGGAATAACTTTGTACAAGCCACAGAATCAGAAAGAGTGTGATAAAGTAATTGAATTAATAAAAGAAAAAAGAAAATGCAAGACAAAACAGACTGGGAAATAAGTATTGGCTTATACCCTGGAATACTATTGGGATTTAGAAGCTATGAACTTGAGGGTAGTGATGACGATGGAACTGAGTTTACTCAGACAACTCACGTTGTATATATCCCGTTCATAGACATATCACTAACTATATATAGATACTAAGATGGGGTTGTTTGATAAGAGAATAGAATACAAGCCATTTGAATACCCTGAATACTACACAGAGGGATGGCTGAAGCAAGCACAAGCGTTTTGGTTACACACAGAAATAAGTATGTCTGGTGATGTGAAGGACTGGAACGAAAACCTAACCACATCTGAAAAGAATTTGGTTGGCAACATACTACTAGGGTTTGCACAGACAGAGTGTGCGGTATCCGACTACTGGACACAGAATGTTGTGTCTTGGTTTCCGAAGCACGAAATACAACAAATGGCTATGATGTTTGGGTCACAGGAAACCATCCACGCTGTAGCCTACTCATACTTAAACGAAACACTAGGACTAAATGACTTTAAAGGATTTCTGCACGAAAGTGCTACTGCCAACCGTTTTAATAACCTCATGGTTGTGGATACCAATAGTCGTTCTGACATGGCTAAATCACTCGCAGTATTTAGTGCCTTTGCCGAAGGTGTTAGCCTATACTCTGCTTTTGCCGTTTTGTACAGTTTTCAGTTACGAAATCTACTTAAGGGTATCGGACAACAGATGAAGTGGAGTGTGCGTGATGAGTCACTGCACAGCAAGATGGGTTGTAGGTTGTTTAACCAGATGTGTGAGGAGGACGAGGGGCTTAGGTCTTTTGTTGAGGAGGAGGTTGTTGAGGCTGCTGTCATAATGATGGAGCTTGAACACAAGTACATAGACAAAATGTTTGAGATGGGTGACCTAGAGAACCTAAAGGCTTACGACCTTAAACAATTTATAATTAAAAGAACAAATGAGAAAATTAAAGAGCTTGGATATAAGAAGTCGTTTAAGTATGATGAGGAGGCTGCCTCTAACCTTGATTGGTTTTATCACCTTACGGGTGGTCATACCCACACTGATTTCTTTTCAATACGCCCGACAGACTATAGTAAGGCGAATGAGGGAGAGGACTTTGAAGATATTTGGTAAATAATTAAATTTAATAAAATGAAGGAAAGCACACTAATAGAAATGCAGAAGAAGGTCGAGTCACTGACCCGTGTCATGCAGCATGTACTAACAGAGAACAACAGGCTAACTGAGATGTCGGTTGGTACACTTGAGTTAATCAAGATGATGCCAGACTACGACAAGGCACTTGATGACCTAAAAGAAAAGAACCTAGAACAAATCAAAAAAGAAAAAGAAGATGTCAAGTCACAAGTGGGTGAAGGGTAAGGACTACCCTAATTGGGCTGAGTCTGAGGTATACAAGAAAACAATATCTGGTGGTTACCTCATAAACGATGAGACACCAAGGGATGCATACTGGAGGGTGGCTAACACCGTTGCAGAGCATTTAGAGCGTCCTGAGATGGCTGAAAAGTTCTTTGAGTATATATGGAAGGGTTGGCTTTGCTTAGCCTCTCCTGTACTCTCTAACACGGGAACAAACAGGGGCCTACCAATAAGTTGTTTTGGTATCGATGTCGCTGATTCTATATCGGACATCGGTGGCAAGAACCTAGAGATGATGCTGCTTGCCAAGCACGGTGGTGGTGTCGGTGTTGGTATAAACCAGATACGACCAGCTGGTGCAAACATAAAGGGTAACGGAACATCAGACGGTGTTGTACCCTTCTGTAAGATATACGACTCCAGTATACTAGCCACAAACCAGGGGTCTGTTAGGAGGGGTGCCGCAAGTGTTAACCTAAACATAGAACACGAGGACTTTGAGAACTGGCTAGAGATTAGGGAGCCAAGGGGTGACGTTAATCGACAGTCACTTAACCTACACCAGTGTGCTGTTGTTGGGGACAAGTTTATGCGTAAGCTGATGGATGGTGATGTTGAGGCTAGAACTAAATGGAGTAAGCTACTACAGAAGCGTAAAGCTACTGGTGAGCCGTACATAATGTTCAAGGGTAATGTGAATAAGCACAACCCTGAGATGTATAAGGACAACGGACTGAAGGTTCACATGACTAACATATGTTCTGAGATTACTTTACACACCGATGAGAACCACAGCTTTGTATGCTGCCTCTCAAGTTTAAACCTAGCGAAGTATGCTGAATGGAAAGACACTAACCTCATATATGATGCGACATGGTTCTTGGATGGGGTACTTGAGGAGTTTATACAGAAGGCGAAGGGAAAGATTGGATTTGAAAACTCCGTGCGTTCTGCTGAGAAGGGACGTGCCTTGGGACTGGGAGTACTCGGATGGCATACTTACCTTCAGGAGAAGGGACTACCTTTCGAGGGCTTACTATCGCAGTACGAGACTCGTAGAATCTTTAGCCAAATCAAGCTTGAAACAGAGAGAGCTTCTATGGCTCTTGCAGAAACTTTCGGTGAGCCGCTTTGGTGCGTTGGTACAGGAATGCGGAACACCCACCTTCGTGCTGTTGCTCCCACTGTATCTAACTCGAAACTTAGTGGTAATGTTAGTCCTGGCATCGAGCCTTGGGCTGCCAATGTCTTTACGGAGCAGTCACTCAAGGGTACGTTTATTAGAAAGAATCCTAGCCTAGAAAGGCTGCTTAAGTATCACGACCTAAACACCGACAAGGTGTGGAACAAGATTCTTGAGGACGGTGGTTCTGTGCAGGGTATCAAGGAGTTGGACAGTATTCTTCTTGGCAAGCATAAGATTCCAGCCAAGGAGGTGTTCAAGACGTTCAAGGAGATTAATCAGCTGGAGGTTATAAGTCAGGCTGGTATACGTCAGCAGTACATAGACCAGAGCGTTAGCCTTAACCTAGCGTTCCCGTCAACGGTTGACCCCAAGTTTATTAACAAGGTTCACCTTGACGCATGGAAGAAGGGTATCAAGACCCTGTACTATGTTCGGACCGAGTCTGTACTTAGGGGGGATATTGCAGCGAGTGCCACAGATGAAAACTGTGTTAGCTGCGATGGATAATTTAGTGGGTATTTAAATACCCGATAATTATGCTATACGCATATGTATTATGTAATATATATGTGTATATTTGTGTATTGATTTTGGTGAATTGGTTTAAAGGGGGGTGTTATGTTCATATCATAAGACACCCCCTTTTTTTATCTAGTTCGATTACTTGTGGGTACTGTTCTACGAGTTGAGGAACTCCTAGAGGATTGATTTACCGTTCTACCAGTATCTCTACCTTTTTCCTTTTTTTCCTTTTCCTTTTTTTCCTTTTCCTTAGGGTGATAGTATTTATTCATCACTCTTTTTATAGTCTTACCTGATGGAATAATAGCCAACGACCCAGCAAAATCAATGGGTGTTTTTGTTAGAAGTTCGTTTAAGTTTTTATCTCTAGACTCTTTTGTGCTATTGTTAATGGCTCTACTCATAAGACTTATAGCGCGAAAATTAGTTTTTACTATATTCGAAAATGGACCTGTATTTGCTATAACAAAATCAACTGCTGGGTCGGTTGATTTGCTAAGTCCTCCAAACTTGTTAAAAACAATACCATCATACGGATTATATTCTCCCTCGTACGTTATTCCTTCACCAAGTTCTTTATTAACATATTCTACAGCCGCATTTACAATAGAAGTAGAAACATTACCAAGATTTCTTCCAAAAGCTAAAGTTACTACAGCTCCCAATACGTTTTTAGTTACGTCTGTTTCATCAATTTCATCATCTTCATCATCTATCCCTAGTGCCGTAAATAACAAACCAAAAGTTGAGTCTATGATAAGTCTGTACATAGCCATACGAGCCACTGTAGATGTCAAAAGCATAACAGCCTGACCTTTTGTTATTTCTCCTTTACCAAATAAGTTTTGTATACCTTTTACAGCTGAATAATATTCAAAAACCCTAAAATTACTCATATACCTATCGGCAACTTGAAATGCTGTTATCCATGCATTTGCATCTGGGTCTTTCATGTTTGCTGGAATACTATCAAAAATATTAGTGGAGGCAGACGTATCTATTACAGCTGTATCAGCAGCTTCAGTTGCTTTATTTATAGCTTCTGAAAACTTACTTCTGTATGCTTCGTCATTTGCCATGCTATCCCAATTTAATTTTTGACCCGTAATTTCATTAAACTTACTTTGAACAACCCCTACAAGTAATGGTCTTATCACTAATTCGTCAGGTTTTGTTATAAGTGATTCGTTAAATTTTATTGCCTTTTTAAATGGTATTTTAGCGAAATCTGCGACAGTCATTAATGCTGCTCCCAGTTCTCCCTTCATTTCCACACTCTTAAATGATTGAGCCTCTTGTAAAAGACCAGCCTCAATATTTTGTGATTGATACATAGCACTTCTAGTAACCCTGGACATTTGAGTTGTTGGTAAGTTTTGAATAGCCTTGTCCATTGTCTCTGCATCTACAGAGCTAATAGTCGAGACACCTTGAGAAAAAGATGCACCATTATTCATTAATGCGTGAGTTGTGTTTGTCGTAAGTTCAGAACCAGCCTTTACAACCCCACCTAACTGAGATAAATATCCAGCTTTCAGTAAAAAATCAACAATAGGGCTTCCGTTATTTTTTAAACTCTGAAATTGACTCCTTAACATTAAGTCGTATATTGATTCCAATTCAGTAACTAATTCTTTTTCAAACTTTGTTTCGGCTCTATTCTTTAATCCAGAAAATGCAACTCTAGTAGACTTCACAGCTGGATACATGTAATATCCAGTACCAATTTTTCTAGACGCAGCTGCTGCATTTGCTATCGGGTCAAAGGAAATAGAATGAACCTTTCCAGTACGAGGTGATGCCGCTTTATTTTTTACAGATGGATTTGTAAATCTGTTGTAAAGACTATCAAGGTCTTCTTCAAAACCAGTTTTTGAATCCCTTACCTTTATCTTTGGCAGGTGAACATAGTTTTCTCGGTTTATATATGTCATTCCTTGAACCATTGCGTCAGCCTCAGCCATAGGGCCTAATTTATCATATACTTCATCTAATATTGATATATATTTTTTCTCTTTATTAGTAAGACTTTCAAAAATTTTTGCAGCGTCAATTTGCACTCCATCCTTTCCTTTAGTTGTGTACTTTTTATTGTTTATTAAACTTTCTAACACCGATTGTTCTGTCTCACCGTATATTTCAGGTAGATTCTTAATTGTTTCTTTAGCCCAAGCCATTGCTTGATTAACCTCAACATTACCATCGTTACTGTCATACTCCCTTTGCGTCATATACAGTTGTATTAAAGCACTCTGTCTAAATCTTTCGTTTTGATTTCTAGATAACAGTGATAAAGCTGTCTGAAATTTCACTTTATCCCTTTGTAAATGATTATCTAATTCTGATATTTTATTAGAGCTAGGCTTAAATAAAGAAGTGTAAACATTAGTTGATTTAAAATCATTCGCTCCTTTATTTTCTTTTTCTTCAACAACCTTAAGTACCTGATTTATGTTTTTCATTGGAACCCTACGAAGTCTTCTACCTATAGCTGTTTTTTTATCTGCCTTACTTTTAATAAATAAATTTTTAAAAGCCGCAGAAATCCTGCTAGTTATTTTATCTATAAATCCAGATGACTTTATCTCGTTTATAGGCACAGACATTTGCTGTTTGTTTCCACGAACTTTTATTATTCCACTAACCAACTTAGGAGTTACAAACCCAAACTTCATAGCCTCTATCCCTAAAAGAATAGACGCAGCATCCCTAAGATTTAATTGTTCGATATCTCTTAATGTTAAATTACCTGCCTCCTTTACATATTTCCTCTCATCTGGTGTTAAGTTAAACCTAGCTACAGACCCATCACTACCGAATGAGAATTGTGGTAAGGCAGACAGCTCAAGAAACCTAAGTTCTATGGCTTCGCGTTTTTCAGCAAGAGCTTCTTCTGCTCGCTTCTTTAAATCTTCTTCCGTTTCATTTTCAAGAGTTTCTACTACTGTCGTTTCCTCTAGTATGTTTCTATGTATACTTATGATTTCATACTCTTTCTTTGATATCAAACCATCTTTCAGGAACTTCTTTAAGTTTGCACTTATAGTTTTCTTAGGGTTTATCTTGTTTTCTATACGCTCTTTTACATCTTCTGCTATTTTTTGTTCTTGAGCATATAATTCCAAAACCTTATCTATTTTTGCCTTAAAATTAGCTCTAGATGTTTTATCTACATTCTTTTTGTTTATGTTTATTATATCATTAATAACACTATCGTAAAGCTCCGATGATTTTTTAGATAACTCTGTTGGGTCTATCCTTATCATTTGAGTAAAAGAACCTTGTAACTCTTTTAGAGAACCTATATTGGATATATTTTTTATTGCTTTAGCTCTATTCTTTAAAGACTTTTCTCTTTCAACCCTTTTTTCGTCCTCAGCTATAGCGTTGTCCACCTTGTCTAACATTGCCTGCATGTTACTGACTTTAGCGTTCTTTAAACTTGTAATAGTTTTGTTTATAGTTCTTTTTGAGAATTTATTTAGCTTAGAGTTTTTCAACAATTCCCTTAGTCCTTTAGCGACTATCTCTCTAGCCTTATTGTCATCAGTAAGTTTAGATATGGTATCTTTTAATCTTTGTATATCTCCGCTTGTTGGTCTGACAAGTGAAGACTCTTGGCTAATCTCTGGAGTAGCTTTCGGAGTAACTTTTGGGGTAGGTTTCGGTGAAGGTTTTTCTTTTATGTTACTATTTATCTTACCCTTGCTTTCCTTTATTGAATCTAGTACAAACTTTTTAAACTGTAATTCAGTAACACCTGTGTTTTGAAGTTTCTCGTACTGCAATTTAATTGCGTTAGATAATGACAACCCAGCTTTATACGCTGCTCTAACACCTCTCAATGCTGCATTTGCTGCTGTAGTGCCTAATACTATTGTTACATCATTGAGTTGTCCTCTTAACTTACCAGAAGAAGTGTCCTCAATAGCTTGATTTAGAAACTTTAAAATCTTATCCTCTGATTCTTTTTTGTTTTTTTCAACTAATTTTTCAGCTTCTGACAATGCTTTTTCTTCAACACTTCTCTTTACTCTTTCAAACTCAGCAATTGCATCAGATTTTTCTTTAGAATCTTGACGTAATCCCACAAGCCTACCTTCAGGCCCAGTCCTCATTTTAGATACAGTGTAAGTCCCATCAGGTTTTTTAGTAACTTGATACAGATTTTCACCAACCTGGACCATGTCTCTATTAGGTGATGACTTAGATAGTTCATCTACAACCATCTGTTCAAATTCTATAGCCTCTGCTTCAATCTTTGCAATCTCCTCATTAAGCTCTGATTCAATGTCTTCTTCTGTTCGTTCTTTGACATCAAGCCTTACTTTAGAAGATGTAGTGGTTGGCTCAACTTTAGGTGTTGGGGGGGTGGCTCTACCTTTAAACTTTCTTTTCGCAGGTTTAGGTGTAGGTTCTTTTATTTCGCCTTTACTTAATTCATTGTCTTTTGCAATTACTTCTGCCTCTTGTCCTACATACCTCTTTATAGTACCGTATACTTTATCTCCTACTTTAAGTGGGGCTTTTCTTTTGCTTTGTAAATACTCAATATTATCCTCGGTAACTTCTATTACCTCTTTAGCCTTAACTACCTTACTACCGTCCTTTTTGGTGTCTATAGATTGAACTTCATATTTTTTACCCTTGTCGGATATTATCCCTTTACCCTCTACTTGTGGACCCTCTTGTGAGACTTCTTCTACTTTTATGTCATCTTCAAGAGATGATATTTCATCATCAAGAATTTCATCATCAAAAATGTCTTCTTCAGCATTTTCTTCTGTTGTAGTTTCTTCTGCTTTAACACTTGATTGTTTGTCAACAGAAGTTTTTATTTTTTCTAAACTTTTATTTCTCTTCTCTTCTAAATCTTGAATAGCTTTTTCTTTCTCTATTCTTAACTCATCAGCTCTTTTGGTTGTTGTGTATTTTTTTTCTGCAACAGCAATAGCTTTATCAAAGGATTCGGTTAATTTTTCTATTCTTTTATCAAATACTTCATTTGTTTTAGACTCTCTAGTAACCTGTTCAGGAGTTTTTCCTGCGTTAGCTAACAAGCCATTAAATACAGCGGTAAACTCTTCAGCATTTCTAGCATTTATTGTTATGTCAACATCTTTTGATGCCATGTATGGGTTTTTCTCAACCAACTCAATAGCCTCCGATTCTGTTAAAACTACAGCTGGGTTCGAACCAATTTTTACAGTTACAAATGAACCACCTGTTTCTGGGTCTGATAAAAATTCTTGAGCATTCTTTTTTAGTTTATTAGCCTCTTCATTAAGTGAAGACTTTAGTACTTTGTCGTCAGTTATGGCTTCAGCTTGGTCAAATAATTCGTTAGCCCTATGAGATAGTCCAAAGTATGTATTAGCCTGGTCTTTAGTTAACTTAGTGTTCTTAATGTTTCTAACAAACCCCTCAGCTGTTTTTGAGTATGTATATAACTCAGCCAGCTCTTCCTTTGTCATAGCACCACCTTTTTGCAGGGTTGCTAACCAAGAATTAGTAAAATGCTTTCCATGTCTATTCATGGAACTAAATATCTTCTGCTTGATGAAAGATTTGTTTTCATCTACTCCGTTTAACGCTGCGTTGTCTATTAATTCCCTTACTATTTGATTCGCTTGACCATTCATTCTAAGCTCAGTAATAGTCCTACCCCCACCACTAAGAAGTAATGAACCTGGCCCTACTTCTAAAAAAGTAGATTTCATTAACTCTGGAGTTATTAATTCGCTATAACCTTCAGCTGATATTTTTTCATCAGACATAACAGTTTCCATTATTTTCTGCTCTTGTGCTGTTTGAAATGTTTCTTGCACTTGTTCGGTTGCAACACCTTCAGCACCAATTAATGAAACACGAGCAATTGATGACGGTATGAATCTCAACGCTTTGCCAACGAAAGGTAGACCATCACCTAAGTATGTCCACCAGTTACCTAATTGAGCCTGAAATACAGCACCTGCTGCTTGTTCTGACTTAAATAAATCACCAGTTTGTTTTAGTACATCTCGCTTCATTGTTTGAGACATGTCTAAACTCTCAGTAAAAAATCCAGCAGTAGCAATTAGTCCTAAACCAGTTAAAGTTCCAACTCCCCCAGTAGCAGCCATCGAAATACCAACACCAGTACCAACTAATATAGAACTGGTGGCAGAACCAGCTAACCTACCAACACTTTTAATAACTTTTGGCACATCAGCTAAGTCACTAAAATTCTCCATTGGCTCCCTAGCTACGCTAAATGATGTCATCATTTCATCCCCAATCTCAACTAAATCTTGAGAACCAAAGAAAGTACCGCTTGATGAAACAAATCTAGCTACACCAGGGAGCCATTCTTTTCCAAAAAGTGAAGCACCACCGACAAATGGACCATAATTAAAAAAATCTAACTGTTCTTGATTTTTAAGTCTATCATACTCTTCTTTTTCTACCTCTTCATAAATTCTATTATACTCTTCTTCTAACATTGCCCTTTCCTCATCAGACAGGTCACTTGTACTCAAAAATTCCTTATAAATTTTAGCTATTTTTTCACCAAAAAAATCATTAATTCCATCCACAGTAGATTGGTCATCAGCTATCAACTCATCCTCATACATTGTAAGTTCGTTGAACCTTTCTTCGTTGTATTCGTCAAGAAGAGAATTAGCCTTCTCAGCTGTTAAGGTACCTTGATTAATTTGAGATTGAAGATTTGCTTTAAAAGAATTTACATCTTGGTTGTATTGTAATACCGATGTGTTTAATTTTTCTTGACGTATGTTATTTATCTTTGCAAAAGAGGCTTCTGCTTTAGACTTATAATCTTGAGCCGTTTCGTTTGTAGCTACAAAGTTTTTATATTGTTCTTCCTGAAACTTATTAATAACTTCGCTGTCCTCAGCTTTTTTATTTATTTGTTTTTTTTGAAAGTTTGTCTCGCCAGAATTTAAAAGTTTAGCATAAACTAAATCAAAAACTTTTTCTTCTCCAGGAGCTATCTTTTCAGATATTTCCTTAGCTTTTTGACTCACTTTTTCTACATCAGCTCTTTCTGTTCCATTGTAATCTATCTCAGTTAGATTATCAATATCAAGTTCGTTAATTAAAGGGTCAATTGCTTCGTTTAAACTTTTTGAGTATTTATCCCATTCTGACGTAAGTTCTTTCCCCGTTGCTGTGTTAGGCCCAACATAACCAATAGCTTCTATAAATTCATCTACCATAGAAAAATCACTCGACTTCGTGGCTTTGTATGCTTTGGCTACAGCTAGTTCGTTTTTAAGTTCCTCCTTTTGTTTTTTAGCTTCGGTTCTTTGTGGTTGAGTTAACCCATGAGTGGAAAGAATAAAGTTTGTGTATTCTTCTCTTTTTCCAATATCAGTTAAAGCACTATCTAGTTGCTCTACATTGTAAGATGAATAATCAATAACAAATTCAGGTAAACGGGGCGTGTAACGAGGTGAAATATCTTGTTCTTGTTGAGCTGTTGTAACTTCTGTTGGTTTAGGAGTTCCGTCATCCCAAGAAAACTTACTGGCAGCTTCCTTATTATTTTCGTTTACATCTACATCGTAAGAGGATGTAGCAATATCAAGTAATTCTGGGTTATTAGCTTCATACTGAAGACGCATAGGCTTCTCTAAAGGCTCTGTAGGCTGCTCTTGTTGCTCTACAGAACCTTCGGTAAAACCCTCAGAAGCACCTCCACTGCCTTGAGTCCCCATAAGGAATTTAAAATCCTCAATAAGTCCATTGTAACCCTCTTTTTTAGACAGCTCGAACATAGTATTTAAAGCATTATCGTTCGTATCTAAAAGGAATTTAAAATCCTCAATAAGTCCATTGTAGCCCTCTCTCTTGGCTAAATCATACATGGTATTAAATGCTTCTTCGTTCATATGATTATTCTTATTTTGTTTTAAAAGTGTCTAGCATATCTTGAGATAAATCTAAATTATACCTTTTAGCTATATTTTCAACCCTTCTTTTATATTGTTTTTGAAAACCTATTTCATTTGGTTCTGAGTTTGAATAAATCTCACTCCATTCGTTAAACAGCTCTTGGTCCTTACCTTTTAATTTGCCAATCAGTTCTTGTTTATCAACATTATCCCAGACCTTATTTATATCTTTACCGTTTCTACCTGTATGATAGGCTCCTCTATCAGCTTTATCTATATACCCAGCGGTCATCAACATTACTACTTTTGGATTCCAGGGTAGATTAAAGTGCTGCTCCCTAATCATAAGTTGTTGAGCATCAGATAATCCACTCCAAACATCATTACCAATGTCTACTTTTAAACCCATTTTTTTATTCCTGTCTCCATATTCAGCTGCTCTTCCATCGCCACCTGAACCCATTTTTACTTGTGTCTTACTGTTTAAATAATTATAAGCTGCTTTGGAGTTTTCATATTGCGGTAGAGGTACAACCTCATTACCTTTTCTACCACCACCTGTTACCTCCTCATTTAAAAGAAAAGACTCCTGCTCTTCTTCCCCCTTATTTGATTTTGTATTAGGTGGATTTGTTGTAGTGTTTTTAACAACTTGAGCAATAGGTTCTTTTTCTTGAACAACAGGTTCTTGAACAACAGGTTCTTGAATAGCAGGTTCTTGAACAACAGTTTGATTATTTCCCGTTTCTACTTTTTTTTTAGGTGGTGGTGGGTTAAATTGCTCCATTGCTCCTGTTGCCTCAACTGTTTCTTCAGTATCCTTAGTTTCAGTCTTATTTAGCTGTTCATAAACAATGTCCATAATAGCTTCTGGATTGTAGTTACCCAAAGCATCTGACACTAATACATCACCTATTTTAATTGATTCAGCAGAGGTGTCCCAAGGTTCTTCTATTTCTAGAGTAGGATATTTCTTTTCTAATATAGAAGCCAATTCTCCTTCGTCCTCCATATCATCGTCTGGCTCATCACCAACCCTTAAATTAGGAAAAGCACTTTTAAATCTATTTCTTTTGTTCCTTTCTTCTTTCTCTCTCTCTGTCTTAACCTCTTGAGGTGAAGATTTTCCTATGGTAACTCTTTCTTCATCTCCCCTAGATGTGGTACCTAAACTTGACTCAAGTTTTTGTCTTAACCTATTCGAAGCGTTAGGGGCTGATGGGTCGTATTCAAGAGATATTGTCTCTCCTTTTGTAATCACTATCCCGTCCTCGTCATACACAGCAGGCTTTTTTACAATAAACAGTTTATTTTCTGCGTCATACGAAGCTTCACCACCACCATACACACCTGAAATTAATTCAGCAACATTATCAAGCCTTGTTTTATCAAGAGTTTCTGGATTAAACGCATTCTCTTTTTTGGCTAGTTCAACATTTCTTATAAAGTCATTTATTGTTCCTGTAATTCGTCCCCTTTTTAAAGAACCTTCGGTTTGCTTCCCTGTGCTAGGTTTTTTATTTCTTGCGGTTTTTCTCTCCACCGTCATCTTATCACCATAAGGCTTGACCACCTGTGGGTCATAAACACCAGACCTCTTCATAAACTCATTCTCTATAAGACCATAGACAGCTTCATAGTCATCCTCTGAAAGACCACCAAAAGATTCATTATCACTACTCATATCAAACTCCATCTCACCATCCCCAAGGTATACTCTATTTCTTGTGTCACCATCCTCATTGACGCTACCAAAGTCTACCTTACCGTTTGCCTTGTATATAATGTTCCCATTTCCATCTTTTCTCGGTGTATCGTAGTAGTAGTTACCGTCCTCGTCTTGCTTTGCGTATGTGTTTATAAGTACACTTGTTGACACCATTCCCTTATCCAGGGTGGTCATAAGCTTAGACTTGATAGCCCCTGCCATGTTTTGTTTTATTACGGGATAGTTTACCTGACTCACGGTTGCCATTTGCTCCGTGCCAGTCAACTCATTTACTATTTTTTTTGCATCGTTTACCTTTATCATGTAATCAGGGTTAATAGCTCCATCTTTACCTATTACACCACTGGCAAGTGCTTTCTTCTCAAGCTCCGACACCGTGCTTGGGTTCTGATAAAACAATCCAAAGTTCTCTGGGTCGTTGTTACCCATCATAAGGTTTGTGACCTCCTCTGGCTTTATGGTGTATGTATCACCCTCGTTACCCATCTCTGCATTCAGCCTTCTTACAGCCTCACCCTTCATTACGATACCCATCCTGTGTCCAGACTTGTTGTCGTACTCCATGTCGTAAGACACCGAAACATCCTGACCAGATGCTGGGTTGGACGCAGCGTTTAATAAACCTAGGTATGGGCTGGTAAACTTTCTACTTGTCTCACCCTCTCCGTTACCACTAGGCATTTTCTTAAACTCCTCCTGTATGAATGCAACAGAACCAAAGTTAGCCTCAGAGTTCTTTATAAAGTCTGTGGCACTCTTTATATAAGCCTTATCTGTTTGTGTGTTGAACACAACATTACCCTCTGGGTCCATCTCCTCGTATGGTCCACTAGACTGCTTCAACCTAATCCTTGCGGCAGATAACTGACTGACCATGTTACTCATAGAGTCATTGAGTGATGTGTAGTCAACATTAGTTTTGTTGGCAGCAGTTCTTATACCAGCCTGTAAATCAGCGGAATACAATGACTCCTCCTGCTCGATTCTCCAATTAGCTTCCTCACGCTTCTTGTTTATGTCCGCTAATCTCTTTCGTTCAGCTTCACGCTTTACAGATTCAAGCGCAGCTTTGTCCTGCAATGAAGGACCCTTCACTGAAATATCTCTAAAACCTGAAACCGATGTTGGTTGACTCCTATAACCCATCTTTATATTTTTTTAATTAACCCCCAAACATATTACCTATTCCTGTCTTATCTAAACCAAACGCAGTAAGGTTACCTATAAGACCAGCGTTGTTTTTCATATCTAAAAGCTGTTGCTCCATACCAAACTCTTTTTGGTCTGCTCTTGCCTCCTTGTTTGCCTCGTAGTCTAGGTCTGCGTTTCTTCTCTCCTCCTCAGCGTTGTAAACATACTCAATACCAGCCACTTTACCCTGCTGTATCCTTGTCTTTTCTGCCGCTATTTGTGTCTGTAGTTGTGCCTGCCCCTGCGCCCTCAGCTGTTGATTTGTTGCCTCTTGTTGTTCTATACTAGCGGTAACACCCTTCTTACTCTGTAGTGCGGCCTGTGCAAGTGCGGTAGCACCACCAGCACCTGAGCCTGTGGCCCTTAGTGTGTCTAGTGTGTTTGCCAGTGCAGCGTCCGTCTGCTCCATCTGCATCTCAGCCGCCTTTGTTGCAACACCTAAGTTTGCGTATGGGTTAGAGAATGTGCCACTCAGGTCCTCAAGGGCTGTGGACGGGTCAATGATTGCCTGTCTGTTTTCCTTTAACGCCTTTACCTCGTTAGCAGCCTCTTGCTCCTCTTGAACATATTTATCTTGAGTTTTCTTTGTTCTGTACAAAGACATTCCAATATTTAGTGCGTCACCGATAACTGGAAAAATACTACTTGAAAATTGATTTATAGGCATTACTTCTTATTTTATTGTGATGAAAAAACATTGTTAGTGGACACCGCAAATATTTGTTTTAAACCACCAACGTCTGTTGTTGCGTCTGTCTTTACTTTTACTGTTGCGTAGTACCCCTTTATTCCTGACATGTCAACCCCGAATATAACCTCGTCAATTCTTGCGGTACTATTGTTAACAAGGTTGGAAACATACTTTCCTTCCTTCCTGTCAAACCCTGCTCGGTATGTAACCCCACCGTCTGTGTATGAACCCTCATCATAGCTATAGACGTTTGTAGTTATGTCTTGGTAGTCATTTAAACTAGGTGGACCAGAATAATTATTAAGGTCAATGCCCTGAGTGTCTGACTTAAAGCTTTCAACCTCCCAACCGTTTGTACCCTCGTATGATACGGTGTTAAAGTTCTTGGATACACTCACCTGAGGGTTAAACACAAAGGTTACGCTGGTGTCTGCCTGTACCCCGTAGAACTGACCCCTGTTCTTGGCCATACTAGCATCGTAGTGTCTCCATATACTACCACCCTTGCATGTGTAGTAGTTTGCGTTTAGCGTGTCAGCTAGGTTGGGTTTGTAGTCCCAGAAGCTAGTCCATCCGTTGTTGGCATCGTTAAATGATACCGTGTCGTATGTTCCGTCACCAGCGGATAAGTCGTTTACAGAGGGCTGTATGGATACAACATACGCATCTGCGTAGTTATTAAACCCACCCACAACCTTGTCCTTAAGTAGCTTGTACAGGTTTAGTGTACCAGTTCCAATAGGTATAGACTGACTGAAGGTTATGTTTGCTGTAGTTGCTCCAGTTAAGGATATGTCTGTAACATAAGCACCAGTGACACCATTATAGTTTCCGTATATACTCATACCAAGCTCTATAAGGCTTACATCACCAGTTAACTGTACTGTTCCTGTAGGATTAGATACCGAAAAACTAAGTAGGTCACTTAACTTATAATTACTCGTTATTGGTGAAAATGTGTCCCTAAAGTGGTCCCTCATTCCATATTCACTAATTTCAGTGATTCCATCCCTAGATAACCTCATTACAGCACCCCTTGACTGGTCAGTGAAGTATATTCTGTAACCCTTCTTTGCGAATGACTCTGGGTTCTTACTTATACCGTACTCACCAGCATACGGTGTCACCTGACCTATAACCAGGTCGCTAGAGGTTACAGTTGCATCACCCTGCGCTGAGTATATTGCAGACTTGTCTATCAATGCCCTACTTACCTTGTCCTCTTGGAACACCATCAGGTTACCATCGTTGGTGTATATCCTCTGTATACTTCCATATGTTGGGTCCACACTCTTTGTAATGTTCTCACCAATTGAGAATACGTTTGTCTCGTTGAAGTCTGTAAGTGCGTTGTATATACCAGAGTATGTCAGAGAGTTTGATGACACTATCTCATCGTCATTTTCTTCTGTTATGTAAGCTCTTACACCGTACCCAGCCTCTGTGTTGTTGTATCCACCCCTAATCCTAGACTCCTCTAAATACCACATGTAACCTGTACCTGTTGATGCTGTTTGAAGCGATGCTGTTGAGGTTGCTTTATTATTTGCAGGCCATGTTATTGTGGCTGGTGTAATAGGTGGAGAAAAAACCGCACTATAAGGACTCCAAGGAAGTCCAGGCCACATAGCAATAAAGTCTACGTCATCAAGAACCTTCTTTAGAATAAACGAATTAAAATACTTTACCTCTATTAATGCACTCATATTAGTCTGTTCTATTTATCACGATAGGTGGCATATCGTAAGTTATTGTGTCACTTAATCCTGTTCCGCTTGCATCCGTTAATTTTAGTGTAACCCTCACAGATGTCGATGTCCTGTTTTGGTATGTGTAAAGAGCTGTAGTGTTTGTAGCGTTCACATCCAGACATATAAGCTGGTTGTTGTACTGTAGTGTTTCTGGAATGGACTGAGTCGAACCACTACCCTTAACTACTCTGAACATGTCTGATACTGGTGTATTGTATTGTGTCCAAGTACCACCATTACCAGTCCACTGAAACTCAACCTTTGTTACCTCCCATACCAGTCCAGTTTTTTCATTAGATGTGTCTGCCGAACCATTATCACCATCTAATACTGCAAAGGTAGACCACGTTGATGGGGGTCTTATCTCTGGTAGTGGGTTAGAGCCAGTTACAGTTCCTGTGCCAGGCACTACGTTTGCAAGATAGTTTCCGTACCCCGTTGATATTAAAGAAGCTCCTCCCCCAGAAAATGGATTATCAGCCTTAATAGTAAAGGTGTAGTTGTCCTTTATTGGGCTAAACTGTGTGTATGTAAAGTACGTTCCAGTAGATGTGGTGATATAAAACTCGTCAGTTCCACCATCCTTGTTTAGTGTAAACTTGTTTGTGACTATGCCACCGTTTCCGTCCCTGACCTCTATAAGTTCAGCTGTAGTGCTTGAGTTATTTATTAAAGAACCACCAGCCGATGCTAAGTCAAACCTAGCAATTTCCGTTAATGGCGCATCATCCTCTGATAAACTCCATACAAAGTTAGTTAGCTTAACTGGTAATACAGAGAAGTTTTGTTCCACGCTTGTGTTTAGGTCAGATATAAGACCTGATGTGCTAGACTCCCAAAATATATCTAGGTTAGACACGGTTGGGGCTGTTTCGTATACATTAAGCCTTACCATTAAGTTTGTAACTCTTTCGTATGGTGGGTCTGTAGTTAAATCACCACCACCAAAAGTACCTATCGTAGACATCGTTGAAACCCTTCCTATATATGGGTTTGCTCCCTTTAGGTCTGCACCATCACCCGCAATATCCCCAATTCCTTCGGTTGGTATACTATAGAACGGTGAGCTATAGTACTCGTCACCTCTTTCGGTTTTATTTAAACCTATCTCATCCCTGTCACCTATAAGTATCACCTCGTCACCGATATTACTAGGAAAGTATTGAAGGTTAGTTCTTCCTGAGGGGGTTAAAAAACTTTGATTCCAAACCCTTCCGAATAATCTAACAGAGCTGGAAAACTGAACGTCTTGAGGACCTACCTCTTGCAGGTCTCTAGGAACCTTATTTATGTTGTCAGAGAAGAGAGTTATATGTGCCTGGTCTGTGGATGTTTTGTATGTGTTTAAATCAGATGCCTGAAGGGTTATAATTAAATTACCCGTAGTACCACCCAAAACACCACCAGCCCCAGTAACCGTTATTGTATCACCATCAGCAAACCCAGTACCACCATTTACCACCGTTACGGTTTGTGCAGAACCAGAGGTAGCAGAAACTATTACCTTTATTATAAGCCCTGTGCCACTGCCGCTAGTAGAATAACCAGACGTTACCCCGACTGTTCCTGTATAGGTTCCTGCATTAAAATCTGTTTGATTAGTGGTTATACTGTCGGTTAGTGCGCCTGGTCCTTCGGAAAGTTCTGTTCCAGTATCAACATCTTGTGGATATCCATTTAGTATGGTTGGTAGGTATACGTTATAATAACTCTGCTCCTGCTGCTTAACCACAAACTTGTAGCTATACCAACCCAAGGGATTTGTTGTTTCGTCATACAACCCCACATACCCTAAGTTTGAAGAGTTATTTGGTATTGGTGCGTTGAACTGAACCTGTAGTGAGTCACCAAGGTAGTCTAAGTCCATTACCGAACTCTTGTAGGGGTGAAACACTGTTGAGTTAGGGGATAGTATAACATCTGATTGTCTTCCATACTTGTCAGATAAAACAACCCCCACCTGGTATGTTCTGTTCTGCTTTAGTGTATGGTTTGGGTACTCCCTTTGTGATGTAGAGCTGTCTGTTCCGTATGAAACCTTACCAGCTGCTGTCACAGTGTAGTTTAAGGAATCTAGTGATGCGCTCCTTAGTGTTAGGTTACCATACATAACCCTGTTTCCTGCAACTGCCTGAGCCTTAGCCCTTAATGGTACCCTGTCACTGACCCTTATTGTCTCCTTTGATGGTAAAGCCTTTATTGGTTTTGAAGAGTCGTATGAGTATACATAGTCGATGCCAGTGGCTGTCTCTAACTCATCAAATGTTATTGTGTCTATTACCCTTATAGTTGTTCCGTCAGACTCCTTAAACAATACATCAATCTCTGTCACCTTGTACTTGTCATAAAGGTTGGTTGTGGCGTTACCCAGAGTCACACCATCAGGCATTGGTATGCTTATATCAACCTTGTTTACCTTGTTCTCAAAGAAATCAACCACAGTGCTTTTGAGGGTATTTAACTCATCGCTGTTAGCGTCATTGTCCAACACACTTGTAGGTATTGAGTCCTCTAAAAAATATCCGTCCTGCTTTGGTATAAATGCAGCCTGAGAGAATGGTGCTATTAAGGAGTATTCGTTGTCCTCAAACTTAAACCTGTAGCTAAACCTTACAAACTTGTCTGACAGGAACTGCTTGTCACCAGTAAACGTAGCATCGTAGTATGGGTTTGATGTAGTCCCATCGGGTAGTAATGGGCTTGTAACATCCCACATAGAGGGTGTCCTAGCCATGTTTGCCCTGCTTACTAAAAGTACAAGGTCTCCAGAGGCAGTTGCTGGTAGTGAGGCTTCGGGTACTGTTATTGTATCGCCTGGTGAGTATCCAGTAAAAGTTGAGGCAGAAGATATTGTTGCAGATGACAACGTATATCGATTAACTGCTCCAGTAGAAAGCATTGATAAATTAAATTCAAGCCCATTTAATCCGCTTCCACTTGTAGTTACACCAGCAGTTCCAACTGTAAAAAATGGTGAGGTGGGAGTTGCTGTTGAAATTGTTACATTTGTTTGAATCTGTAATACAGAACCATCAAACAAAGTACCGTCACCATTTAGTGTGGTTATGTCTGGGGACAAACAAGGGTAGTACTTAGCCACAGATATATGGTCCTCAGATGTGTAGTATGGGTTTGCGGAGCCGTATGGGTTTGCTAACGCTAGGTTTACGTTAATCTTTCTTGGCTGGTTTCTGTTGTCAGTAAAGAACAGCAGGTTCTCTATAAGGTCGATACCTAGAACTTCGTGCGTGTCTGAAAAGTTTAGGAAGCTGCCACCCACCAAGACTGTGTAATCGTTTGATATTGTGTTATATACAGCTATGTAGTGACCCGATGCAGCTGGTGCAGGGTTTGTTAGACTCGTGGCAGATGAGTCCGTGTAGTTAGTTAGAAACGCAAACAACCTGTCGTTAGTAGTGTCCACATAGAAACCTATAATCTTTAGATTGGTGTCTGATAAACCAAAATTTGTCAGCTCTATGTTACCAAGAACATTCTCCAACACCCCTGAGTCACCACCAGCAGAGTCTGTAACCGAAGCGTTTCTAGCCTCTATGTATTCTCTATTTGAGACAAGCCTTGGGTCAAGGTCTTTGTTCATCTTAGCCCCAAGAAAAACATTTTTAGTTTCTGCCATTTAATTCTAGTTTTTAATCATCTTGGATTTACCCCTCATTACTTGGGTAAGTTCCTCTATCTTGAGGTTAGAAAGTCTAATCTTAGCATTTCTTAATTTGGCGTATCTATCTTGTTTCCAACGTCTTACAACGTATTCTGGCTGGTTTATCCGTGTCGATAGTATACTATAAACAAGGTGTGAGTACATTGCGTCCTCTGCCATCTTAGGAACCCTAGAGTCCTCATGGTAAGCCAATCCGTCAGACACATACTCCACAACAACCAATTTATTAGCTAGGTCACTTGAAAAGCTAAACGAGCCAGTTCTTTCGTTTACAGTAAACCACCCGTTGTTCTGTGTCAATGCTGGGTCTAATCCGTATCTCTGCCCAAAGTAGCCACCGTATCCCCAAGCGTAACCCTGACCGTATCCCCACCAATCGTATCCTTGGTTCACTTGGTCTTGGTTAAATATACCTGTTATTTGGTTTGGGTTGTTTGTATTCCACCTTTCATCCGTCTGAGCCTCAAGCTGTATATTGGTACCAAAACCATCCTGCACAATCCCACCCGTAGAGTCCTGCTCTGGGCTTTGTACTGGGTTGATTGTTAGATTGTTAGCTGGATATATAATGTGCTTTACACCTATAGAGTCTATCCAAGAGAGTCTGACGTAGTTGACGTAGTCCTGTGGTAGTGGTATACTAAGGCTTGCTGGCACAGTTAGTTCTATTGAACTTACACTCTTTAGTGTGTCGTAGCTAAACTCCTGTAAACCTCTCTTTGCGTGAAAGATAACATCGGTCCTCTTGACGCTTGGTATAAGCTTACCAGCCCCAACGTAAGCGATTAAGAAGTTGTTTATGATATCGCCAAGCTTGATGTACGAGTAACCCCCGTAATTCGACTCTAATGCGGTCACGAATAAGGCTACCCTTACAAGTATGCTTGGACCTAAAACTACTGGTACAGCGTTTGTACCACTTACTATAGTCGTGCTTGTGTTTGTTTTAACCTCCGATGCAACGGTAACCCAGGTTACCCCGTTATCGTTACTTGTCTGTAGGTAGTAGTTTCTGTCATACTCCCCCACAACACCGTCAGTAAGCTCGGTGTCAAATGTTGTTACAAACTCACTTTGAGTTGACGCAGCACCAAGTGTGTAAACCTTTTGACCAACGTAATATTCTTCATTTGTTTCGGTAATTAAACCCCCGTTTGGTGTTGACATATTCTATTAGCTTTTTTCGTTTATCTCCTCAGCCCTTGCTTCTTGCATGGCAACCTGAATTATTTGTGGGTCTCTAATCACTACACCGAAGTAGAACAACAGCTTGATTATAAAGTCAACCCTCTCTGATACATGTAGTTCTATATCCGTTGAGCCGTATGTACTTGCGTTATTAAAATCAGATGCCTGAAGTGTTATTACAGGTCCAGTACTACCAACACCAGTATTAGTCAGTTGACCATTATCAATTGTAATAACATCCCCAACTACATACCCTGTACCTGCTGTGGTTACACTTAGTGTTACGTTTGTGGGTGTGGTTACGTTTGCAGATATTACAAGCCCAGTACCTGAGCCGCCAGTGTATGTTGGTGTGTATGTATTGATTTCACCCCCAGTAAGACCAGTGGTGATGCTACTTGTTAGTGTATTTGTTCCTGTGTTTAGTAGTGTCTCCCCGTAAACTGTAGGGTCGTATATGTACTGACCCAATGTACCCACATTGTACCCCCATCTTGGGTCCTTAGGTTTTCTTAGGTAGTTTACAGAAACACCTGAATTTATACCATTTGGCTTAACGTAAAGTCTTTCGTTTTCGTAAAGGTATGTCGGAAAGTATTTTGTCGATGCTGTTAGTAACGACTTCTGTATGTTATAAAAATCATTTCTCTGTAGCCTTTGTAGCTCCACTTCACTGTTATTTACACCAGTGTAAACCACTGTACCTAAGCGATATAGGTCGGTTGGTAGTGTGTAATAAGGTGTGGTTGGTGTTGTGGCGTTATCGTACGTTGCATCACCGAAAGACTTGAATATAGAAAGCTTTTCATCGGTGTTCATTATCCTGTCCGAATAATCTGAGTCAGCCTGTGGGACACGAAGCTGTTGATTTAGTTCCTCTGCATAGTTCTCAAACATCTGCAACTGAACCTGTGTGGCTATTTTATTAAACTCATTAGGAGTAACATAACCCCTCTGCTCCTTGTTAAGAATCAGTAATGCGGTCTTATATACCTCGTTAACATTTATAGCCATATTTATTTTTTATTAATTATAGAGGCTAGGCCAGTTTTGTTCTGACCTAACCCTATAATATATATTACGTTGTTACATTAGTTTTTTCTCGATAGATGAAAATATTTCCATACCCTCGTCTGTCTTGAAAAATGAAGCCATAGCAGAATAAGGATGCTCCTCAAATGGAACAGTCATTAGCTTTCTACCGTTACTAGCCCATGTAAATGTACGCTGGTCTTGAGATAGTCTAATGATACCCTGTTCAGCCGCTTTAATTGCAAAGTTTCTGAGCTGTATATTATCGTCCATTGCTAGACTAATAAATAACCTTGGATTTGTTTTAGCCATTACCATCAAGTCCCTTCGTATCTCCTTGCTTGTCATCTTTGATACACCAGACCCACTCTCTGCTCTTAGAATTGCCTCAGCATGGTCGATGTCTATCTCCCTGGCAGCCGTCATAGCGTCAAGCTCTATTTCTAAGTCCTCTAGTCCATACTCAGCCTCTTGTACTGGGTCAAACTCATTGTAAAGTCTACCGTTGTGTGGATGATAAATAGATAAAAGTTTTTGCAAACTCTGCTTTTCTTTAGGCACATTTAACACACCATCCTTAAAAACAATATGTTCCAGCGTGACAGAACCGTTCTGCTCATCTACAAAGCAACTCTTCTGATTTGTAGCATAACGTATCTCTCTCTGTGTATTTGTTTTTTCATCAAACCAAAGTAATGGATGCCTTGGTGTGTGCTTACTTGCTAGTGTGAAAGTTATCGGTGACTTACTTCCAGCCAAATAATATTGACGGGCTTTAATCTCCCACTCGTCTTTCTTTTTAGTTTCTTTTTTTACCTCAACTGGCTCATGAGCTACTGGAGCTTCAATTACAGTTTCAGTTTCTTGTACAACCTCCTCTACTTGAGGTGTTGTTATTTTTCTAGGTCTCGCCATGATATAATATAATTAAATAGTTAAAAAATAAAACTTGGGGCCACATAATGCAACCCCAAGTTTATAAAGTTAGAATTAGACAGACTTGAACAACACGAAGTTGTTAGCAGCCTGAGTTACTAAGCAACGCTCAGAAAGGAAATGAACCTTCATTACGTCCTCTCCTGAAGTAGCAGCACCACCTACAGAACCAGTAATCCAAGACTTCATTCTTCGGTCATCAGCCTCAGATGCACGGTAACGTACATGTAAGAATGGTCTGCGAATGTTAGTACCTAGCATTTGGTCGTAAACAGTAGTTGTTCCAGCAGGAATCAAAACTCCATCGATGTCTTCAGTAAGACCACGAGTAGAAGCATCGTTAAGATATTTCCAGTCGGTCTTATAGAAGTCATAAGAACCTCTTCGGAATCCAGAGAATCCAAGGTTCAAAGCCATCTCAGAGCTGTTTTCAAATACTCCGTAAGAAGTACCACCAGCACCGTAAGAGTTCTGAGCAGCAAGCATGTCATCCATATCTAAGGAAGTGTTACGATTCAAGAAAAGCATGTTTTCTTCAATAGCACCCTGCTTATCTAGGTTGGCAAGAATCTTGTCAAAGTCAGTTAAACCAGTTGCAGCAGAGAAGTTGTTATAAACATTTCCTCGTGCCTCAATAGCGGCAAACAAACCCTCAGTACCCTTTACGTTTGGAGCAGCGGCTCCTGGAGTAATTCCACCAGCAGAACGTCCAATAGCAGCAGAACCAGCAGCAGCAAGTTCACCCTCTATAGAAACCATCTCTAAGTAATCCTGAAAACGTAGACGAGTTTCACCTTCAGCCTTCAAGTACCATAGGTATCCAGAAAGTCCAGCCTCATCAGTAACTTCAACCCAACCAATTTGTGCAGCGTCAGAACCTGAAACCTCATACTGGTCCTTGATGATTACTGGGCTGTTGTTGTACTGAGTAAAAGATGGTGTGATAGAACCAGCCATAGAGTCAGTACCCTTAGCAAATTCAGAACCATATATGAAGATTTTAATACTTCCCCCAGCTCCTGGTTGTCCAACAGCAGTAGAAACAGCGTTTAAGTTAGCTGCATCGTATGGATAAGCATTGAAATCAAAGTTATTACCAGCTCCAGCAACAGGCTCAGTGTCAACAAAACACTTAACAGATGCTAAACTAACTGTGTTATAAATAACTACAGTAGAACCAGCTCGGATAATAGGCTGAATAGAAAGACCACCAGAATCCTCACCAGCTACATCAGAAACTAAAGTTCCTCCAGCAGCAATGGTAATAGCAGAAGCAACGGTAGCTCCTCCTCCACCCATACCACTCTCGAAAGAAAGGTGTAGACGGTTTTGCTCAGACCAAACAACTTGGTCAGAAGTCATTGGCATCTCAGCCCCAACCATACGAAGAAAACCAGAGATTGTACGGTTACCGTAACGCTCTACTTCAGCTTCATAGATTTCAGGTAGATACTGCTGTGCGAAGTCGTTTCCGCTTCCATCAGCAAAGTTTAAATAAGAACCTTGAGTAACACTCTTAAAAGGAGTAGGTACCAAGGAAAACGAACCCAACGGGTCGTTAGTTGCAAATTGTCCCATAATTTATTAATTTTTAAATTTATTTTTATTTACTTTAAGTTTGGAGGAGTCAATACCGTTGACAGCCTTAACCTTTAAACCATTTATAAACAGACTGTCGTTTGACGTTTGTCTAGGTGCTTCACCTGTTATGTTTTTAGACTTAACAGCAACATCCTTGATAGCGTCAGCTTTACCCTGCTCGTAAAAGTGTGAGGCAATTTTGTCAACATTTTGGGCTGCGTACATTGCCTTATGATACTCATCAAATTGTTTAACATTACCCTTGTCATCGAGAAACTTTCCCAATATATTGTTAATGTTAGACTGAGTCTCAGCAATTGAGTCTGAATTACTTACCCCGTATCTAAACTTCTTTTCTCCTAGATTGAAATCAAAACCTTTGAAGTCGTTTTGGAAAAAGTCCTTAGTCTTAGATTTGAATAAACTTCTAGACTCCTCAGCTTGTTGTTCACCCTCCTTGTAGCGATTAAAAAAGTCCATTGCCTTTCTTTGTTCGTTGGATTGCGTGGGCCTCGACTTGATTTCCTCGTAATATTCATCCTTCAAATTATCTAGAAAAGAACGGGCCTTTGAAACCTCTTCTTTTTGAGCAAGTTTTTTTAACTTGATGTCTCGCTCATCATCAAGGTCTTCATCGTAAAGGAAGTTTTCTTCCATTACAAAATCTATTTCCTCATCGTCAAGATGTGGTTTTGTTTTTTTATAGTATTCTTTCAATAAAGCCTTATCATCCACAGTAGAGTAGTCTGCGTTTAGTCTTACATAGTCCTGCAAGTCTCCACCTGTCTCTTCAATAAACTTTACCAGCTTATCTACACCCTCTGGTAGGTTTACCTTAACCTTATCCTCTGTCTCTTCAACAACAGGCTTTACCTCTTCTTCAGTAATTTCTTGTATTACTACTTCTTGCTCACCCCCATCATCTGAACTGGTGACTTCTTCGGTAGTGCCTTCAGGTTTTGATTCGGGTGTTCCTTTCTCCACTTCTCCGCTAGTTTCGGGTTGGTTGAGTACAGGTACTTCATCTGTGCTTGGCTCTTGAACGGCATCTTCTTTTTTCTTTGAAAGGTCTAACTTAGTTACTGTTTCCTTAGCCTTCTTTGGCTTGACTTTTGACAAGTCTACTTTTACTTCTGACATAATAATATAATATATAATTGTTTAAAATCACTTCGGCTCAAATTGCTCTAAACCAATACCACCCAATACATCGTTTCCAGAGGACTCAAAGTTTGTTGGTAGTAAGTTGTTTTTTCTTTGGTTGATGAGTTCACTCTGCTGAGTTCCCTGAATCTTAATTCTCTTGTCTTTTCGGTCCTCTATACTCTGTTCTTTCTGACCCTCTGCGTTAGCCCTTACCTGTGCCAACTGCATATTAAAGTCAAACTCAACCTGCATTAACTCTCGCTTAATCTCAGCCTCGGCCCTAAGTCTTTGTATTTCAAACTGAGACTTGGCCTGCTCTATACTAACCTTTTCTTGTGTCAGCGCCTGTTGTTTCTGCACCTCAGCCATTGCAGCCTTTTCAGCAGCCTCAGCGTTTGCCTGTCCCTGTGCCTGAATGTTTTGCATCTGAGCCTGTCTTTCAGCCTCGGCCTTTTTCTTTCTCTTTTGCTTAAGTATTTCGTTGGCAAGCTTTATGTTCTGTATCTCTCTGATGTCTATAACATCCTCTATGTCTATGCCACCAGACTTCAACGCAATCTGTATGTTCTGCTCTAACTGAGCCTTATCCTCATCCTCTGGCTCAAGTTCAAGGTATATACCAAAGTCATGTAGGTGTAACTTACTTATCTCCTGAAGCGTACCCACATTGTATGCACTTATAGCCTCCTGTAGTGAGTTGTTTGTCAACGCAAACTCAATAGAGTCAGCTATTCTTAATGATATGTTTTCACACGTTCTGGCAGCTAAATACAGGCTTGACTGTAGTATGTGTCGTGTAGCTACGTTTGATGCATTAGCGGCAAGCTTTTGCAGTCCCACGAGGGTGTCCTCCATTGGTGTGCTACCATCCCTAGCCTCATTGAGTCCAGTTACATCTCTAATCATCTGTAAGTAGTACTGGTATGTATTTATCAACGCACCTATCTTAGCCTGACCGTTAGACGTACTCAGCTCTTGGATTGGAACCTTACCCCTATTCATGTCACCCTCCTGGGTCAGAGACCTACCAAGTATACTACCCGTTTGGAAGTACATGTTCAACGCCTCCTGTGGGCTGTAGTTTGTTCCGTTACCCAAGTCAACCTCCGCAAGCCCATCTATATCCAAATAAACACCGTCAGGAACAAGCCTTGATATCACCTGCTGTATCTTTAGGTTTGTTATGTTTATCATATCTGCAAACCCAGTAATCTTACTAACCGTAGACTCTATCCTTCCCTTGTACATACGGGGTGATGATATTGAATAGTTCATCTGAACCTTTGTAGTGTCAGCGTATGGTCGGGTCATGTTCTCAGAAAGTTTCCAATCAATCATCTGGTCGTAACCAAGAATCTTAGCCCCAGTATACAAAACCTCTATAGTTCTGGATACTTTTTTAAATGTGTCTGATTCTGGTGGGTTAAAAGAATCTGTTTTTTCTATAATCTTTTCAAGACCATTACCAGTTTGCTTTAACTTAAACACCTGATTCATATATGTCTTATACTCAAAGTACAAAACCTGTACCGTGTTCTCGTCATAGTCGTTCCAACCAACAACATAGTCAGTCCTGTTACCCATCTTAGATATCCTGTCTAGCTCCTCCTCAGAAATAAATGGATACTGCTTCTTAAGTTCTGGTATTGTTATAGACCTTACCTCGCCTACATAGTATATGTCCTCAAAGTTGGGGTCTTCCGTGTATGACCAAACCATTTTAGCTGGGTCACAGTAATTAATTACAACACCCTCAGCCTTATTCCAATCAGTCTTTACCGCAGCAATACCAAGAACTGTGAGGTCGTAGTTCAACCTTCTTCTGATTAACTCAAACTTATTCTTGTCCAAGGTGTTGTTTATAACCTCCTCCTCAGCTATCTCTATAGACGGCTTGTACTTAAGCTGCATATGAATAGATATCTCCTCCTCAGTTTCTGGGAGGTTACTCTGGTCTGGTGTGCTGTATAGGTCAAGACCCATCGTTTGTTTTATCTGCTCTATCTCAGCCTTGGCTGTAATGTCCCTCAATAAACCAGATGCGTAGTTTGTTCTTTTCTTTATAGACTCTGGGTCTTGTGCGTATGCATTAATCTTGTACTTCTTTTCAGACATGCCGTTGACCACGATGTCAACAAACTTAGATATCACTGGCACTGGCTTCCAGTCTAGGTTAAGGTATGAAAGGTCTCCGTTTATAGACAACTCATCCTTGTACTTCTGTATTGGCTGCTCACCCCTGGCGTATAGTTTAAGGTTGTGGTATCTGTTCCAGTTAGTGGCAAACCTGTTTCCGCTTCTCCCCCCATGAAACCACTCACCCTCTATAGCTCTTCCTACTTGAACGCCATACTCAAAGCTCTTTTTTTCCTCGTCACTAACGACTTGGCTTGGGAACGAACTATTTGGATTTGTGCTTATATTCATCTATCTATTATTTTAGAAATACTACCAGTATTGTCATATCTTTTAAAGCCAAGGCTGATGTTATTTCTAACCACTTTGTTTATAGGTGCGTATCTATTTTTGTTACAGGCCATTACTGCCAGTCCTGAACTAATAGACGCATCAAACTTCGTTCTGTTGTTTATATCAAACCTTGCCCAGTCATTTAATGTTCTGTCGAAATACATATCCCCGTACTGGTCATCGCCTATGACACCAACACACTCGTCTATGTAAGTTTCTATTGCGGCTGCATGAGCCTGCTTAATGTCTTCACTTGAGTTAGGTATACCACCTATCTCTTTTTCTGTCTGTGAAAGGTTGTTCCAAACCCTGTCTGGTCTGTTCATAGAGTATCCCCTGTAACCCCTTCTCTTAATGTGGTATAAAAGTCTTGGCTTGTTATTCTCACAAAGTATTGGCATACCGTAAAAAATAATAGCCATTAATATATCCTCAAAAAATATCTCAGCGGTCTGTGGTCTGGATATATACTCCAGAAAAAAGTGGTTTGCTGGTGCCTCCTCCATAGAGAACTTTGTCAGTCCGTGTAGAGAACCATTTGAACCTACGCCACTTACGGTTCCTGATATGTCGTAACTGTCACAACCAAATGCTCCTACATGCTCGTTTCCAGGATACTTAACCCCATTCTTTAGTATTACTCTATTTTGCAGATTTATTGGGGGAACCCATGAAATTAAAAACCTTCCGTTGTTACTAGGTAGGAATATTACCCTTGTATCTTTTATACCATTCTCCCACTGAAAGTTACCCTTACTGAGTATGTTAGTGTTTCTAAGGTCCTGATTATAATCTATCTGCTGGTATATTCTGGTGAGGTTAAACAAAGAGTTCTTAGCCTCATCCCTAAATGCATGCTCCACTGTTCTAGGGAACTGCCTGTAAAATTCATTAAGACCATCCTGGTCGTTCTTTAAGCCCTCTACCTCGTTCTGCCAGTAGTCAATGACACCCATTTGTATTTGGTTACCAAACGTGTCAAGCACCTTGTCTTCTGGTGTTTCAAACACAGGGTATCCGTACTCGTCTATGTATCCCTCGTAGTTCCACTCCATCGGTATAAACAACCCGTAAAGACCAGATGCCGTCTGCCCGTTGGCATTTCTTTTTGATACGTCAGAGTTCTCGTACAGCTTCTTAAAGTTTTCACCACCCTTGTCCAAAGAGTTTGATGTGCTACCCATCATGCACTTCCCAATCACCCTGCTACCCAGCCTCAGACATGTCTTAGTAACCCTCCAGTTGTTTAGTATGTTTGTGGGTTTCTCCCACTTACCACTCTCATCATGCACCAACAGGGATAGCTTCTCACCATCGTATGAGTTGTCTCCCGTGTTCTTCCAGTCTATCGTAGTGTCAAGACCCGTGATTTCCTCAACCTTGTTGTTACTGTCCAGCTTCTTTCTAGTGAACTTAGATGCTGGCACACGATACGCAAGCTCTGTTTTAGGTCTGTCCATACCATCCTGTATGGGTTTGAAGAAGAACGGGTAGTTCACCGATATTGGCACCACCTTGTCTGTGAACATCTTCTTAGCATCGGGTCCTGTCTTAGACAGTATACCAAACCTTGAGTCACTAGATAGTGTTGCTAAGTTTACAGTTTCTGCTGATGACATAAAAGAAAAACCAGAGCGTCTATTCTTTAAGTAGCACATCCCGTAGCTTCTGTGGTCAGCCTTACAAGCCTCCCAAAATATAAAGAACAATCTGTTAGACTCTCTGAAGTCTGGCTTACCAATATCTATCTTAGACCACTGAAGGTAGTTGTAATGAGAGCCAGTTATATATATTGGCTTCTTGTTGTTCACAAACCAAAAACCCTCTTCCCTTCTGGTAAACTCTGTGTCTATGTAGTCAAACCACTTGTTCTTAAACTCATCTGGTGCCTCGTTCCAATCAAAAACACTCTTAAACCTAGACAGCTCCTTCGGGTATGGTGTATACTCCCACTTACTTTCACTAAACCTAGTCACATTTGACTCAGTTGGTAAGGCTATCTTAAGCCCCTGTATTTCGTATATATCCCCAACCTGTCCAGTCTTACTTATAACCACAACATCGTGGTCCTTGTTATAACCATACTTCCACTTCTTACCCTTGTTCATCCTCTTCAGAACGTGTGGCTTTATGTGGTCATCAACTATATTTACTAGCGTCTGTTCGTACATTACTTCTTAGACCTGTTTTCAGCAAAACCAGAGAACACCTTTTTTGGTGCCTCAACCTTTTCTACGTTGTTCAGCATATTCTCCTCCTCGTTAATCCTATTTAGGATTTCAAAGGCATCAAATATTGCAAGCTTTTTAGTAGCCGCAGCGTTCTTTAATCTGTCCGCTGATACATCATCCTCACCACCAGTAACTATCGGCTCCCTAGCTACCTTAATTAGCTCCTCAACCGCTGTTCGTCCAGCTTGGATTATACTTAGTTTCGCTTCCTTCGTCTCCATAGGTCAAAGCAATATTTTTAGATTTCATACAATATAATAGTTCACCGTCCACCACAAACTCAAACTCGGACTCTGGGGTAAACCCCACAACCATTCCTGGGTGTACATCGTGTTCTTCAAGCGTCTTGTTGCCATACCTAAGTATACCAGTAAGTGGCTTCTCCTTCTGAGATGACCAATCATCGTCATTAACAACTGGCTGTACAAAGCAGTAGTCAAGGTGTGACTTGTTGTCCCCGTAAAGATATATCTGCTCTGGTGAGCAAGCATACAGGTCATCCTTTATATGAC